ACGTAAATCGGGTCGGTTTTCCAGTTCAGACCGCCTTCCAGAAACAGCTGGCGGGCAGAGTCAAACAGTGCATTTGCCATTTAAGGCTCCTCTATTGAATCGGGTGATCCCTCGCCCACCCATTGGCGAATTCTATCAATCTTTCGGGCGCATTGGCGAAGCGCCGTGCGCTGCGCGTGGAGTGCCTCAACCAGGTCTCGATTGACCACCACCGGGCTGACCCGCGGCACCTCGCACGGCTGGATCAGACTTTCCGGTGGCAGCACCCTTATTTGCCTGATCTCGACCCGCGGCGGCTCGTGCAGCGCACGACCCGTCGAGCAGGCAGCCAAGCTCAGGAGGCACAGGCTGGTCGAGATAACTACGAACTGCGACATTTTTTCTCTCCAGCTCCTTCAGCTTGCGTTGGGTTGATCGGTCAAGTTTGGCGAGCTGCTCGAAGTCCTTGATGAGCCCGGCTGTCGCCGCCGCGTCTCTCAGGCGGGCCTCGGACAGCTCCGCGATGGTCTGTGTCTGGGCAGCGTTCGTGGCCTCGTTCTGCGTGATCCTGTACCGCAGATCGTTCAGCATCTGCTTCTGGGCTTTGGTCTCCATCCACAGCGTGACGCAGCTTGCCACCGCCGCTACCAGCAAGGCCAAGAGCACGTACTCGACGAACAGGCGGGCCTTGCCAGTGATGAAGCGGATCGAAGTACCCAGTACGGGGTACTTGGACAGGGCAGTGATCATTCGTTCTCCTCGTTGCGGGGGGACTTCTTGATGCCGAGCTTGTCGTAGATGATTCGCTCGAGCAAGCTCACGCTCGCATTGGCACCCAGCCACCCTGCCAGACCAACGACAACCCCCGTCCACTGGTCAGAGAGGTGTGTTTCCTCGCAGACCAGCTTGAACAGGAGCCCTACGAAGCCTGCAGCGCAGACTTCGAGCATCGTGCGCCACAGCGTGGGCCGCTGGCCCCCGTCCGCTGTGCGTAATGCGTACCCGATCCCACCCGCCACGGCGGCTACGCTGACGTAGACCAGCGTCTTGCCCCACCATGTCGCCCAGAAGAAGTCGACCCAGGACATCACCAGACCTCGGTGCAGGCATGCAGCCTGCCTTCCTGCAGCTTCGCAGCAACGCGATGCGTTGCCTCGGCCTTCGTGACGACGCCATCGCGGTTCAGGTCCAGACCTTGGTTCTGGCTGTAGGCGATGCCGTGGTCAAAGAGCGACGCAGCATCAGGCGCTCCGATCATCCGCGGTAGCAGGATCGCCATGTACATGTCCGACAGGCTGCGGACGCGCTTGGCGAAGGGACGGAAGTACTTCTCGACCCAGACGAGTTGCTCCTCGGCCGTCATGGCGGCGAGAGCGGTGTCGGTGGTGCCGAGAGCCGTCGCGGTGGCAGGCATGAACTGGATCAGGCCCACCGCCTTGCTGCCCGCCGCATTGCGGACGTTCGGGCGGAAAGTGCCGCCGGACTCAAACGCCATGCAGGCCATGAGCCAGGAGGCATGCTCACTGGTCCAGCCGAAGCGCTTGCACATGTCGATGACGCGAGTACGGAATTCGGGGCTGACTTTGTTGCCCCAGGACAGCAGGATCTTCATAGGCCTCCATAGGCGACGGTGCGAGGTTTATGCTCCCGGCGCCCCTGCTCGGTACGGACCCTGTCGCAATAGGCAGCGAAGGCGGCTTGGAACTCTTCCGCCTTGCCCTTGTCGTAGGTTTCCGCGTCTTGCTTGGAGTAGGCCAGGGCCTTCATCCAATCAAGCAGGTGGAGATGGTGCTGCCTGTCGATCTCGAGCGTGGACTCGGGGCCAGTCACTTCCTCCAGAGGGAGGCGCAGCACGTGCAGGTTCAGCTCTCCATCCTCGCGCGGGATGTCCCGCAGGAACATGGAGTACTGGTCATCACCGATCACCACGGCGTGGACCTCGCCTTCGCGGGGCGTGGGGCGCCGGGTGCCGAACTGGATGTCTTCGTCGTTCACGATCTCGACCGGGCAACGATCGTCCCGGGTGACGCGCCGCAGCTTCAGGATGCGGCGGTCGTAATCGACGAAGGCATCCCCCGCATCGTACTCGACGGTGCAGAGGTCGGAAGTGGAGTCGGGGATGCCCCCAGTCAGCCGGCAGAACTGCTCCTGCGCGTCGTTCATGTAGGCCCACACCTCCACCTCAGACCACAGGTAGGGGTAGGCCTCGTCACGGACGTGGGCGCGGAACAGGTCGTGCAGCTGCTGGGGAGTCATCTCACTCGGCCTTCTTCGCTTTCTTTGCGGACTCGGCAGGCTCTGCCGGGGGCTCCGCATCGACGCAGCCGACGGCGCGGCATTCGCGCTCGGCTACGTCCGGGACATGGACGGGCACGTTCGGTTCAAACGTGCCGCTCCAGCCGAAGATCGTGTTGACAACGACACTGCCAGGGTGCGAGAGCCAGGCCATCATACACCTCCGAGGTTGTAGTCCGCACGGTCACGGACTGCAAATTGCAGACTGACAATGATCTGACCAGCCGTGATCTTCGTGGCGGTCAGGGCGAACTGCACCGGGGTGTCCTCGAAGAACACGCCGGCACCGGCGATCGGGCGATTGCCGGTGGACTTGATGTCATCGCCGTTGAAGATGGCCGTGTTGGTCTTCGGCTCGAACAGCTTGAGCGAGACCTTGGCAGCGGTGTCGGTGATGGCCGCGGTCGTGACCACGCCGCCACCCAGGATGCGGGCGCCGCGCGGCAGTTTGACCAGGGCGACACCGGCGGCGGGCGTGCCTTCAGCGATGGGCTTCTGGACGCCGGTGGTGGGGTCGGTGTAGGTGTCTTTCGTCAGATCGATGGGGATCTCGACGGTCAGCACCTCTTGTGCTGTTCGCACGGAAGCGATGTTCGCCATGATGACTCTCTCGAGTGGATCAGCCCCGGGTGGGAGCTGCGGTTGAGAAGCCAGCCGAATCGAGGCGTAATTGCCAAAAGAGGTGCGGCTGGGAATGCTGGATGTTACCACGTAGGGGGAATAGGGCGCCAACCCGTAGGCCACGGCAGAGCCGAAAGTGTTCGCGGAATCAATGCCTTGCGCCCCGAGGGTGCGCGGCCCTGCCTTGCCTTGGGTGAAGCGCAGGCGCCCGAACTCCAACTGCGGAGCAACACTGCGGGGGGAAATCGTCCGGGTCACAGGGTGGCGCCCGGTGATGACCGGGTCGCCGACCGTGGCGGACGAGGTGATGCCGACAACGCTGACGACCACGCCACCCGTAGACACCACCGGAGGACCGACCTCGAAGGTCGGCGCGAGGCCGGTAGGTCTGATGGTCACGGCACCAGTGCTGAGCCGGACATCACCGAAGGAAGGATCGTTGGCGGCACCGGGCGGGGACACAACGGTGCCGCCGGCGGACAGGACTGGACCACCCAGCGCACCGTCGGAGACGCCGACGGGGGTGATGGTCACAGCCCCGGCGCCCAACCGGTGTGTGCCGAAAGCTACCGTCGAATCCAGGCTGCCGGCCCGCACTGTCACAGCGCCGGCGGTCAGCCGTGAGGCGCCGAACGACGTACTACCACCGTGTCCGCCCGGCCGAATGGTCGCCGCCCCGGGCTGCAACCTCGGAGACGCCACCGCAGCGCTCGACGCGGTGCCGGCGGGGGAGATGGTCCGCGAGGGCTGAACCAGCGGCTCAGTCTGCAGCAGCTCGACGACGTAGCCGCCTGTGGGCGCCCAGCGGAGGTCCCGCGGGTTGTCGACCGTCATGAACAGCTGGACCGTGCGGGTATGCCCGGCCCGCCATGACGGCATCAGGATCGTCTCTTCAGCCTGGGTGAACTGGGCGGTGCCAATCTCTGTCAGGCCGGTGTGACTGGTGCGCACCACGTTGTTGAGGTACTCGCCAACGTAGAAGCGCAGGGTAATCGGGGTACTGCTGACGCGCGGGGGCGTCCGGATGCGGATGTGCTCGTCGGTCTGGAGGAAGCCCCCGGCCACGTAGCCGATGCGCACAGCGAAGCCGCCCATCTCCAACAGGTGCCAGAGAGGGGCGGCGGGGGTGTCTTGGGAGCCAGCCCATGGCTCCCCTAGATTGATCGCGTTCGGTATGAGCGACATGCGCGGTAGACCCCCTCATCCTGTGGATTCAAGATGAGGGGTAGTCTATCACTGGGCCGTGTAGACCGAGATCACTCCAAAGTCCTGCTTGGTGTTGTTGCTGTACATCGAGTTGAACTGCGGCTTCAGGAAGCCCAGGATCTTCGCCGTGGCGATGCCGATCTGGTTGTCGTAGTCGAACTCTTTCTCGGTCCAGTCCGGGTTGCCCAGGTCGGCCATGGCCAGAGCTTGGGCACCGCAGAACAGGATCTGGCAGCCGTCCACATTACCGGCGTTACCCCACTTCTGACCAGCGGCGGCGCCGGCAGTGTTGTAGACGTTGCGGTACTCGTGGAAGATGATGCCGTCGATCATCACGCTCGAGCCGGTGAACAGCGGGTTGCTACCGCTGCGGACCTGGGCCGAACGGACGTTCTGCATGAACAGCGGGTCCAGCTTCAGGCGCATCATGGCCTGCGGGGTCAGGAAGGCGTGGTAGGTCTCCTCGCCACCGTTGCCCTTCAGCCCGCGCATGTACTGGTCCTTGGCGTAGGCCTTCAGCTGCACGAACAGGTCCCACGTCGGGGTGTCGGCAGCCGTGATCTGTGCCGAGGTGCCGCCCACGACCAGCCGCTTGTTGGCGGCGTCGTAGCGGGCGCGGCGGGCGTCCGTCGGAGCAGCCACGTCAGCGGCGAACTCCAGCTGAGGCAGATCCGAACGACCGCGCGGAGCGCCGTTGTTCTTCATGTTGTACGACACGCCGGACATGGTCAGGAAGGCCATCTGGTCCATGCGTTCGGCCAGCCAGTAGGCCAGCTGGTCGCGGGCGTTCTGGCGGAAGTTCACGATGGACTTCTGGTCAGCCATGCGACCTTCCAGGCGGACAGCATGACGCAGCTGGTCGATGCGGATCACCTGGTCGAAGGAGCGCATGGCTTCTTCGTTGCCTTCCAGGTTGCGGTCGCCAGCGACGCCGTCACCTTCCAGGTCGGTGAGCAGGGTGATGACTGCACGGGCACCCTTCTCGTTTTTCTTCAGCTCGTCGATCTTCTGGATCATGGAGTTGGAACCCGTGCCCAGGAACTTGCCGATGAACGACACGTTCCGGGCGGTCTTCCACATGTCCATCGACCAGATGGTTTTTTGCTCGTCGGTCAGCAGACCAAAGTTGGTAAGAGCCATTTGCGGCCTCTCTCAGGGAAGTTGAACAATCACCGGGAACGCCCCGGTCGGCGGACAGGTGGCTCTATCGCTGCCACGAAGCGAATAGGCGAAGCCTATCAAAGACTTACGGCTGGGGCAAGACGAAGTCACGACGACAACTCTTGCTCCAGCCGGGATTTGTCAAGTACCGGGGGCCGGTAGACCTCGACGATCTTGGTGGGGGCGGGGTCGACCAGCTCGGCGGACAGCACGACCTGCCGCACCCGCGCCCAGGTGTCGGGCCCGGCAACGTTGATACCGGACTCCACGAGGCCCTTCAGCCACATGATCGCCAGATTAGCGTCCACCGATCGCCCCCATCAGGAGCCCGTCCAGTCCGGGCGAGAGCACGCGCTGGGTCGGCGGCTTCGCCGGGGCCGGCTCGTCCGGGCGGAACTCGTTGTTGAAGAGCCGGAACCGCTGGCCATTCACGTCAAGGCAGATGCGACCCGTCTCGTCGCGCAGGAGCCGGCTCTCGACCGGCTTGCCTACGGCGAGCAGGTCACTGAGGAGTGACCCGAACTCTTGCATCAGATGTCATCCCCGCGCAGACGCGCAATGGTGGCCTCGTCGAGGCGGTCAAACTGGGCCTGGGTCAGCTTGCCAGGGTTGCCGTCGCGCAGACCGTTCTGATCCGACGGCTTGCCGACCGCGGTGGTGGCCGGGGGCTGGCGCTTGTCGGCATCGGCGGCGCGCTGACGGGCCTCGACGGCCCGGGCCGGGGCCGTGGGTTTCTCGACAGGGGTACCGACCACGTACTTGACGGCCTGGGCGAGCGCCTGGGAGCGGTTCCGACCCTTGGCGATCAGCGCCTCCATCAGGTCAGCGACCTCGTTGGCCTTGGCAGCGTCGAATTCAGGCGCATCCGGGTTCAGGACGGGGTGCTTGCGCTCCACTTCGTCCAGCGCCCGCTCATAGGAGAGGGTGTCCAGGGTCTGCTTGCGCACGGCCTGGGTCTTGACGGCCACGGAGGCGTCGTTGAACTGGTCGCGCAGGGCGTCCAGCTCACGGCGGACCTTGCGGGCCTCCTCTTTCATGCCCTCCATGATCAGGTCTTCGTACTTGTCCGACAGCTCCTCGATCTTGGAGCGCATGGCGCCCAGGTCGGCGCCGTACTGGCGCTCCTGCTGGGCCCCCTGGAGGCGCTCGATCTCGGCCTGGAGGGCGCGTTCCCGCTCCCGGGCCTTCGTCATGGCCTCATCGAAGCGGGCTTTCGGGATCCGGATGCGCTTTTTGGCCTCGGCGGCGGCCTCTTCGGCCTCCCGCTGGGCCTTTTCCTCGGCAGTTTCCTCGCCTTCCTTGTCCAGGTCAGCCTCGGCCTCGCTCAGGCTGTCCTTGACGGGCTCCTTTTCGGGCTCGAAATGGTCACCGCGGTCCTTCTCGGTACTCAGTTCTGGGTTCTCGGATTGCACTGCTTGCTCTTGATCGCTCACTTGGAGGACTCCTTGTCAGACCGGGGTTGTGCCGGGGCGGCCGGCTTGCCGGAGGGGGACTGGGCGTTGTCCCGGGGTTGCGCCCGTTGATGAACTGCGGCGATTCTATCCGATTTGGCTTTCTCTATGGCCTGCTGCTGGGCGATAGCCTGCTGATTTCTGCTCTCCTCGGCCTTGAGCTGGCTGGTCATGGCCAGTTCCTCGCGCTTGAGGGCCATCTCCTGGGCCATCTTCTCGCGCTGGAGGGCGATCTCCATCTCCAGCTGCTTGAGCTTCAGCTCCATCTCGGCCTGCAGCTTCTGCAGCTCGACCATGGTGGTGTCCTGCTCGGCCGGTTCGCCCTCCGCCTCGGTCTGGGCCAGCACCTGCTCGCGCATGGCACGGGCTTGGGACAGCTGGCTGTCGGCCTGAGCCTTGGCCACGTCGGCTTCCTTCTGGGCCACCTCAGCTTCCTGCATGCGCTGCTGCAGCTCGGCCTGCTTCTGGGCCTCGGGGCTGTTCGGGTCGCCTTCCATCTCGGTGATGATGTCGGACTTGTCGCGCAGGCGGGAGGCCTGGATGATGAACTTGTCCGGGATCTGGATGCCCACCTCGGTCCGCAGCCGGACGGCCTGGTCAAACTGGCTGTCCTCGAACGTGTCGCGCTCGGGCTCGTTGGTGACGACGATGGCGTACTCGCCCAGGGTCAGGTCGTTCAGGATCGTACCCTCGGGCGTGACCTGGTTGACGACCATCTCCTCGGTGGTGCCCAGCATCTTGTCGGCCGTGATGCGAACGAGACGCTCTTCGGTGTAGTACTCCTGGACCAGGGCCAGCACGGCGCGGGCCAGCAGGTGGTCCGTCCGGTTCATGTTGTCCATGACCTTGGCCATGTTGGCCTGGCCGGACTTCTGGTTGGCCACGACCGACTTAGCGGCCACGTCCTCCCGGGCGAAGCCCTGCATGTAGTCGGACACGCCGCTGATGGCCTTGATGTGCTCCTCGGCCTTGTAGCTGATGCGGTCCAGGCCGGACGGCGTCTGGTTCGGCTGGATCTTGGTGACGTTGTTGACATCGTCCACCTCCAGCACCAGACCCGTCTGGGCGCCGCGCTGCTCCAGCTCGGCCACCGACATGTTGACCAGGCTGTTGCGGCGGACCAGCCAACCGCTGTTGGCCGACGTGTTGACCACATGCAGCTCCTGGGAGCTGACCTTGTTCAGCAACTCCTGGGGCCCCAGCAGGTTCTCGACGATGCCCACGGTCTGGCCGCGGCGGAAGTACGGGAAGTAGGGGACCACCGTGAAGTGCCGGTACGGCGACCAGTCGTCGTGCAGCAGCACGTTGCCGGCGATGACCGTCCAGCGGATGCGCTGGACCAGCTTCCGGGTCGTGGCGATGTTCGGGTTGCGGGACAGGTAGTCCTGGATCTTGGCCTCGTCCCAGTCGTTGGGGACCAGCCGGCTGTCGCCGTTGGACAGGTCCACGAAGTGGGTGGCCTTGTGGAGTGTCCGGTACTGGCGCTCGATCACCCGGATGTTGCGGCGGATCCGCTCCTGCTCCTCGCCCAGGCCAGTGTGACCCACGACCGACGGCCCGCCGAAGCGGTCGCGGTTGAAGTCGGCGGCGTCGTAGTCCCAGTCGTTGGCGGCGCCGGTCTGGATGCGCAGCAGCTCGGCGTTGGACTTGCCGTAGAGCAGCTCGATCTGGTCGATGGTCATCCAGGAGGTGGTGATCACGTCTTGCCAGTCGTCCGGATCGTAGCTATCGGCGTCGCTGTCGATCAGGACGTTCTTCGGGTTGAGCTGGGTGATCCGCACCTCGCCCCGCAGGTTGTCGCTGAAGTCCAGCCGCACGTCGTAGAACCCACGGCTCTGAATCACGCCGTCGCAGAACACGTCGGAGCGGACCCAGGGCAGCTGGTTGTTGTCGCTGATCTGCTTGAACACCTTGGTCAGGGCGTCCGCCACCTCGGAGGTGGCCCCGGAGTTGCGCGGGCGGAACGCGATGTCGGTGCGGTTGAAGATCTGCTCGCCCAGCACGTTGGCGATGGTCGAGATGATCTTGTTGATGGTCAGGGCGGGGCGCCGGGCCTGGTTCAAGGCGGCCAGGTCGGCGGAGTCCCACTGGAGGCCCTGGAAGAACTTGTCGCAGCGGTCGGCCTTCTGGATGAACTTCAGATGGCCGTGGTCCCGCAGGTACACGTACCGGTTCCAGACCTCGGAGGTCTTCTCTGTGTTGACAGGCATTTCAGGCACTCATGTGAGATCCAGAGAACGACGGGAGCAGTCGGTCCCGCCAGCTCGGAGGTTTGGGAGGCTCTATTATACGTGGCGGTTCCATAGCCAACGCCAAATGGGTGGCCCAGGCCATCGAGTCGACCACGTCGTCGTGGACGCCGGCAGGGAAGCGCAGCAGCTCCTGCTCCACCTGGGGGAACCACGAGGCGTTCTTGGGGAACCACAGCTTGCCCTGCTGCATGCGGCCCTGGAGCGGGCGCGCCCGGACCATCTTGTCTGTCAGGGGCTTCATGACCTCGATGGGCAGGAACAGCCGGCGCTCGCGCATCCGGCGGTCGAGGAACGGCTTGAGGGTCAGCCAGATCTGGCCGTTCTCCACGCCGAGAGTGTACCCGACGGTCTGGTCCACCCCAAAGCGCGACGCCACGTTGAGCATGGCCTCAACGATCTCGAGCGCATCGCCCTTCATGCGGTGTACGTCCAGCACATACAGGTCGTCCTCGGGTGTCAACGCCATGGTGGTGCCAACCGTCCAGTCGTTGACCTGCTTCGTCCCGATGGCGAAGTCCCAGGCCGTGAAGATGCGAACGTTGTCCAACGCAGGCTGATCCGCGAACCGGAAGAACTCCTTCCGGAAGTACAGACCCTCGTCCGGCACCGGGTTCTGCTGGTACAGCGCCGACCAGATCCGCGGCTGCATGTTGGCCCGCACCCGCTTCAGCGCCTCGGTCGAGTACCGGGCCTCGTGCAGACAGAAGTCGATCGGCCGCAGGAGCGTCAGCCCGGCATTGTCTGGCTGGCTCAGGTCCAGCGGCGTCGGTGACCGGATGATCGGCCCCGGCACGTCCGGGTTCGAGTCGTCGCGGTACTCCCACTGCTCGGAGATCGCCGGGTACTTCACGATCTCGAACTGGTCGAACTCCGCCCCCTTCCTCATGGCCTGCTGCAGCCGGCCCGCCAGGTCGTCGTCCGACCAGCAGGTCTGGATGACCAGCACGCCGCCGCCGGGGGCCAGCCGGGTGTAGGCCGTGGACTGGTACCAGTCCCACAGCTTGTCCCGCACCAGCGCCGAGTCCGCCTCCTCCTGGTTCTTGATCGGGTCGTCGATGATCAGGAGGTGGGCGCCCTTACCCGTGATACCCCCGCCCACACCGGCCGCCGTGAAGCCGCCGCCGCTCGTGGTCAGCCAGGCCTCGGCCGACTGTGACTGGGGGTCCAGGGCGGTGCCCGGGAAGATCCCGCTGTAGACCGGGTCCTGGATCAGGCCCCGCACCTTCCTCGAGAAGCCCGTCGGCAGCTCGAGGTTGTAGCCCACGTTGATGATCTCGTGGTTGGGGGCATGCCCGAGGTGCCACGCCGGGAACCGGATGGACGCCAGCTCGCTCTTGCCCGTCCGCGGCGGGCACATGATCATCAGCCGGGGGCTCTTCCTCTGCCGCACCGCCTCGCTGAAGACCTCGAGCCGCCGGCACATGTCCTGGTGGACCCACCCCGGCTCATACGACGGGTGGGTCATCTTGGTGAAGTGGATGAGGCGCCGCCGCGCCAGCACGCGGTCAGCCAGCAGCTTCTTGGCCGCCGCCGTCTTGGACACCTCCTTGACCTGCTCCTCACTCATCGGCAACCTCGATCACGTCGGCGTCCTCGGCGTCCTCGCTCGCCAGGCGCAGCAGCTCCTCGTCGCTCATGGCCGTCATCTTCTGCAGCATGACCTGCCCGTTGACGCTCACCTCGATCTGGGTCTTCGTGGGCTCGTAGTGGCCGCACAGCCGCCCGATCTCCTTCCACCCCGCGACCATGACGGCCGGGTCGGCCTTCATCTTGGCCGCGTTGATGGCCTCGAGCATGCCGTCGACCACCCGCTTCTTGGACACGCGCGACGCCGCGGCGTACTCCTCCCGCCGCATCTCGACAGCCCGACGCACCGAGTCGCTCTTCATGAGCATCGTGCCGTTGGTGTACCCCGCCTTGCGGGCGGCACCGGACAGGCTCATGCCCTCGTCGACGTAGTAGCGCACGAACGCCTCCTGCTGCGAGGTCAGGGGCTTGGTCGGCCGCGAGTCCTCGAAGATGATCAGGTCGTCCGTCTTCTCTGCTGCCCCCTCGATCTCCTCCTTGAGGCTCGAGAGCAGCGACACACCTTTGCGAGCCATGGAGGCCCCTCCTAAAAGACGCTAAGTCTACCACCGCAATCGTCGGGGTGCATACGAGCCGATGGCGGCCCTCCGCCCGAACGAGGGAGCCTCCCGGCGCGCTAAAGCCCCTGGATGAGTGGGGCCGGGTGAGGTGATCTGCAGCGAATGACTGGTGATCTTCTTCGTACTCGGTACTAAGTGCTGAGATCTCGCAGAGCGGGCCCGGTCTCCGGCAGGGGTTCGGCACGGACCGCACTTAGCAGCCGGTAAGAGGCCCGGCAGGGGTGGAGTGTGCTCCGGTGCCCTGGGTGTCCCGGACGATCAGGGCGGCATGACAGGCTGCGCCAGGGGCGCACGCCCCCGAGGGATGACACGTGCTCCGTTTCAAAATTTGCCGAAATTTTTCGGAGGAGACGGTACTGCCCAAAGGGGGGAGGGGGTGTTCGGATTCACTCGATCGATCTTCGTACCTTGTACTTGGTACGAGGTACTGAGAGGGGAACGTGGCCTCGTCGCTGTCAGCACGCTGCCGGGGCCGGCCCGTCAGGGCGGCGCCACTAAGGAACACTCAGTGCAGGTCCATTTCGTCCGTTTCGAGCCGGCGCGATCCGGGGGCTCCCCGACTTCAAAATCCCCACCCCCCACTTCGGTTTCGCTTCGCTCAACCTCAGCTCCCAGTACTTCGTACTGGGTACTCAGATGCTCGCTGCGCTCGCATGTTCCTCGGCGCCTGCGGCGCCTCGGAAAAAGTACCTCGTACTACGTACTCGGTACTAGGAACTTAGTTCTAAGTCCCCTTCGGGGACTTAGAGCTGAGAACGGAGTTCTAGGTACTTCGTACCCTCACTAAATGCTCGCTTACGCTCGCGCTCGCGCAAGCGCTCGCCTCTTTTCTCGTGTGCTCATCACCACACTCCTTCGGAGAATACCATGAATGCTACGACCGTGAATCAATTCGCGCAACGCTGCGACGCTCTCGCGCAGAGCATCGCGAAGCTGCACGGCAACGCTGAACGCGTGCGCGCACTGGCTGCATGGCTGCTCGCACAGGGCGAAGCGCGCAACGCGCTCGACATGGATGTGCGCGAATTCATGGCGCGCTGCCCAGCAGCCGTGCGCGACGCGGCACGCGTCGTCATGCGCGAGGCGCAGACGTTGCTGCGTGCGCTGCGCACGCGCGCTGCCAACAAGGTCATGCGCAAACGCAAGGCTGCACCCGAGAAGCAGCGCTCGGACCTGATGTCCGACGAGGACTACGCTGAAATGCTGCAGCGCATGGACCCGTTCGAGGCCGCGCGCATCCAGCGCGAAGAGTAACCCTTCACGGGCTCGGCATGCTGAGCCCTCTCTCCCTGATTGTTCATCACCTAACTGGAGCAACACCATGGACACCAACAATCCTGTCTTCGTTCTGCTGACCGAGAAAGCCTCCGACACCGAGACCCTTGGGCCGGTTGGCAGCGCCCTCGCTGTAGCCGCGCTGATGAGCGCTGGCTATATCTTCGGTAAGATGATCGAAGACCCGGTACGCGACGCCATGGCAGAGCTGCGCGCCCTGCGCGAGGCCCGCCAGGCTGAAGCCGCACGTCACCTCACCGAGGCTGACGCGCGTCGTGACTCTGCCGACTCGGCAGCGCTGTGATCCCTCACGGGCCCGGCATGCCGGGCCCTCTCTTCCCTGTCTGTCACTCACCTGGAGAATCACCATGGAAATCATCAACTACGCCATCGCTGCACTGATCGCTGTCTTCGTCATCGGCTTCCTCCGTCGCTTGATGACTGCCAAACCCGCTCCTCGTGCGCCGCGGGCACGTCCCCACGTGGAAGAGCGCGCTGGGCAGCGTCGCGCTGCTGAGCAAGCCTGGCGCGACGCGCTGTGAACACCTCAACTCACTGAACTGGAGCATCACCATGAATGGACTGCATCTCCCCGCCTTCGAGCGCCAAGCCAAGGTCATGGGCCGCATCCGCATCGAGCACCTGCGCTCCATCCTGCGTGGCTTCGAGGTACTGACCTCGGGCCCGCTGCATGAAGAGTGCTGCCGGCTTCTGCGCGCGCTGGACAACGTGATGTATGACACGCCGGCTGTGCAGGCACTCGAAACGCGCCAGCTCACGCTGAGCGAAGATCTCTGCCGTGCAATGCGCGCTGTGCAACGCATCGGTTGCTGAAACCGAATAATGCCCCGGATTAACAATTCGGGGCACTTGATTATAAATTCACTGAACTGGAGCATCACAATGGATAATCGAAAATTCCCCCAGAGCGGTCACTTCGTCGACAATCTCGTGATCGACTTCGTGATGGAGCACCGCACTTTGCCCCGTAATTACAGGCCGATTCTGGAACGGCTTGTGATGCAGGGCAAACTCGAAGAACGCGAGGCAGCACGCAGCATTGGCTTGCCCCGCTTCTGGGTCGCGAAGCGCTGAGCGGAGGCCGACATGAACGACACTCTGCTCGAAACCGGCTACGAACAATGGCAGCTGGACGCTCTCTGCAGCGACTGCACCGAGTCGCCTGAAGACATCCTGATCAGGCTGGAGACAGCGCTGATCGACGGCAGCATGACCGAGGATGAGGTCCGCTGCTACCTGCAGGATCTGATGAGCTGACGCATCGAGCCCCTTCACCAGAGGGGGCTCCGTAAGGCAGCTCGCCTCAACACCAAACCTCAATACACAGGAGTTTCACCATGATCTCGAACGCCGTCTCCTTCGCCCTGTCCCAAAACGACACCACCACCCAGATCGCCATCCTGAAAGCTCTGGCCAACACTGCCCTCTTCCGCGGTGTAAACGCCGCACGCGGCGCGCTGGCTCTGGAGCGCCGCCTGGAGCGCACCGCCGGTGGCACGCTGGATCAGCGCAACCATCTCGACGAGACCTCCCGCTCGGATGAGCAGCTGGACAACGACAGCGACGCTTCACGCGCTCGCCAGGCTCACCAGCGCGCCGAGCAGTTCTTCGACCTGCACAAGGCTCTGGCCGGCATGACTCTGCTGAACGGCCTGTCGAGCTTCGATCGCGCCGACACAATCGACAGCACGCTGGCTCGCATGCAGAAGAACAGCCTGAAGGTCGATGAGGCCGCCCTGGCGATGGTCGCTGAGGCGCTGTCGATGCCGCTGGAGCTGGTGATGGAACACCGCACCAAGCAACTGCTGAGCGAGGCTGAGCAGCTGAAGGCTGACGCCCCCTCGATCAAGGCGGAATACGACGCCGCCCCCGAGACGAGCGACCCGGAAGACGTGTTCGAGGACTTCGACACGCTCACCAAGTACTCCACCTGGGTCGCTACCTACGCCAGCGTGAAACGCCAGGCGGACTACGCCGCTGAGCGCGCCTGCCGCTTCGTCAACCTGAACGCCCTCGCGGACGCGAAGCTGCTGAAGGCCACCGCCGAAGAGCTGTACGAGGCAGCCAAGGCCTTCGAGGAAGCCCACTTCGAGGAGCTGATGGCAGCCCGCGACGAAGGCCGCAGCTTCCGCACGCTCGACGACGCTCGCCGCGGTCGCTGATGAGCAGGGTGGGGCCCCTCCGGGGGCTCCGCCCGGTTTTTCTGGCCGTTCAAGGCACGTGGGCAATCTCCCCCCTTGAAGTCGCCGGAGCCTCGAATGCCCGCAAAGGCCTCTTAGAGCCTCTAGGAGCGCTTCTGAGCCTTGAGTAAGGGAATCACCTTAGCTCAACCCAAAAACGCCCCTATGGCCCTTCTGGAGGCTCCTGTGGGCATCCCCACCCAAACAGAGAGGTGCCACTCGCATGATCGCGTCAGGTTTCATCGTTTTCTTGGGAATCTTTCTCATCTTCATCAAGCTCCCGAGGAAGACAGCCTTGCAGTGGCTCGGTAAGCCCCTTCTGCTTGACATCGCTGCCACCGCCCTGACCGCAGCAATGCACTGGGGCACGTTCTCAGGAATGATGGCTGCTGCTGTAGCTGGTTTGCTCTGCAGCGCCTTCTCCGGCATGGCTCGGTTCGCCTTTGGGTGGATCGAGTCAGGTCGTTATCACCCCGGTCGAATCCTCGACCTCACCCGCAGTCTGTAAAGGAAATCACACATGTACTATGACACCCTCAAAGGCAGCGGCCTGAAGGCCGTCTTGCGCTCCACCTGCGCCACCGCCATGAGCAAGTTCATCGGCAACGCCACGGTCGTCCTGGACAAAGGCGAGCGCGCTGAACAGGCTGAAGAAGCCCTGGCCGAGCACAAGGCCATGTACGCCAAGGCCCACGCTGAGCTGCAGAAACACAAGCCCAGCAAGTTCGACGAACCGAACACGTTCGAGGACACCATCGACTTCATGATCCACGGGCGTGAGATCAAAGAAGCCGACATCCGGCGCCTCGTGGGCATGGGTGTCAGCGAAGAGGAAGCCCGCCGTGTGCTGGGGCAGGGGTCGACCACCAACACCAAGCTGCAGGGTCTGCGCGAGCAGATCATCGAGCTGTGGCAGACGGTGGAGCCCGCCGATGAGCCCTCGCTGTCGGTCCGCGTCTACTACGACTACGCCGTGCGGGCTGCCAAAGCTCTGGCACAAGCCCGTGACCGAGTGATCCGCCTGGCCGGCACCGGGAAACGGATCCCCGATTCCGTAATTCCGGACATGCTGGCCTCCTCCACCGCGCTCATCAACTGGGCGCAGGAGTTCGAGCAGGATGAGGAGGTCCAGCAGTGGATGGAGGATCAGGACGGGAAGGGCTACCCGGTTGACCGTGTGGCTGACCAGTTCCCGAGCTGACCCAAATCTGGACGGCGTGGGAACGCGCCGTCCTCCCCCTCAAACCCCCGTGTAGCACTTGTAGCGGGGGTTCCACCTTGATGTCTTTGGAAAAAATGCGTTTCACAAAATTTGAAGATGTGTCTTTTTGTGAAATACTATGCTTTTGCTAGAAGAAAAGACCTTTTCTTCGCTCATTCTGAGTTATTTTATTTTTCTGCTACAGCTACTATAAGAATAGCGATAGCTAGAAGCTTTTAAGCGCCCTCAATAGAATCAAGGACTTACAGAGGGCCCGATCTAGCAAAAGTCTGTAGCAGTGTAGCAGTTGGAAGTGCTACAATCTAGCAACCGCATAGAGATAAGTGCAACACCCCTACTACGAGTGTGGGAATTGTCTGGACGTAGTCCTTTCTACACATTGCATAGCGTTGTAGTACCGATCTCTAGCTCTCGCGATCGTTGTAGTAGCGTGTAGCACTTAAAGTGCTACAGACATTTGCTAGAAATCCCCTCTCACCCCAAAGAGAAAACCATGGAATATTCGCAACTTGAAAGCGCCCAAGCCCTGGCATGGCTGCAGTCGCGGATCAACTATCGCGGATCCGTGCCCCACACAGAGCTGCCGAAGGTCATGAGCCTGTCCCCCGGCAAGCAGTACGGCCTGGAGTGGCGGATCGAAGCTGCCTACCGTGCCCAAGTGGGAAGGCAGCGCGTGTCGAAGTTCATGATCAACCGATTGGCCGAACGACTGCCTGACGACAAAGTAGGACTGTCGGAAGGATTGATCTTCCACACCTTCGAGTACGCGAATCGCCCGCCGAAGAAGACCGAGCAGAACCATGTCCAGATCGACATCCTGCCGATCCTCTGGCATCTGCCAGCTCATCTGTGCAACGTGTTGGCGGCGCAGATCCTGGCCAATCCGAAGTTCGGCACCGCTGATCTCGATGCGTGGCTCAATCAGCACGACATCGATCGCAACCAACCGCTGCCTGACCTGAAGCGCATGCGAGTGACGCCGGCCAAGAAGTAAAAATCACCCTGGATTATTAATTGGGTTAATAATTCGATTAATAATTCGGGGCCCGTCATTAAGTCTTAGCACTCAGTACTTGATTTGTTAAGTACAAAGTTCAAAGTACTAGGGCGTCCGCCCTCACCCACCTCCTGTTGAGCGACCACCATGAGCGCCTTCCAAATGTACGACTTCCCTGAGACGCCTGACACCCTGGCCGCGAGCGGCAAGGATGCACAGCGCGCGGAGAGGGACATGACCTTGAGCATCATCATCGCGGGGCTGCAGCGCGTCGTGAGAGGTGAGCACAGCCACGACGAGCAGGAGCGCATCATCAGGAACGCGGCCATGCTGCTGGCGGATCTTGGTACTCAGCACTAAGTACGAGGTACGTAGATGAGCGAGCACTCCCTCCACAAGAGCCGGCTGACGGCCGAGCTGCTGCGGGCCAAGAGCGGGTATGCGGACTGGGCGGTCAACCCCAAGACGATCTGGCCGCAGTGGTCATGGGAGCGGCTGGGCGCGCTGGTCATGGTGCCTGACCCCAAGGGGAGCGTGAAACGCTCGCTCTTGACACTGCAGGACCTGGCGGACAAGCGGCTCAAGGACGCGGGCGACCGGGGCTGGGGGGCGCTGTGTGCCTCCATCGACGACGCTGACTCCACGTGGCTCGCCGTGGGTGAGGCCTCGCACCCCATCCACATGCGGCAGTGGCCCGAGCAGACCATCCGCGCCATGACGCTGCTCATGCGGCTGCAGGGGCCGCAGGCCTCATGCCTCATGCGCACAGTGGACGCCTTCGAGACGCTGTGGTGCCACGACGACCAGGAGCTGGCGCGCTGGCTGACTGACCGACCGTGGTCGCGCGGCGACCGCGTGGCGCAGGTGCTGTTCGAGGCGGGCGTCGTGAGCCCTACGGCTGACGGCAGCGACCACCAGGTATGGCGCCAGCTGCAGAAGGCCAAGCGCCACCGTGAGGTGCGCCACCGCTTGACCCAGGAGCACGTCGACTACTTGATGCGGCCCGGTGCGCCGCGGAGGATGGGTGAATGGTTCAAATCGCTACGGATGCTGCGCATGTACGGGACGGTACGAGCGGATTGATCAGTGCTGCCTGGCTGGCATACCTGCCGGCCTGAGCCAAGGTAGACGAGGCGTCCACCTTCGCCGCCATCGGTGGCTACTACGAGGCCATGGGCGCCACCGGCTACATCGACCCGGAGCCGGACGGGCGCGACGCGGTGATCGGCGAGATCGACCCGTACAGCATCAAGCCGCGCCGGCGCGAGCTGTTCTACCCGATGTCCATGGAGCGGATCGACGAGCTGCGCGCCCTCGTGATGCTCGGCGCGTTCTCCAACCTTGACAGGATGCTCCGATGGATCTCAGCCTCCGCCTCGAAAACCTCACAATCGCCGCCTACAACGGGCGCGTCGCCAAGGGAGGCGGTCACTACCCCCTCACCCCCGACCCCTGTTACCCCAGCTACTGGCACTTCCTCGGCGCCCTGATCCGGGTGCCGGTTCAGGTCAGCGCTCCCGATGGTTTCCAGCGCATCAAGGATCTGGCGCTGAAGATCTGGGAGCGCCACGGTGACCGAGGATGGGCGGACCTTGTCGAGTATTCGCTGGCTGACAGCAAGAACGAGGCATGCTTTCCCATGCGCTCGTGGCTCCTGCACCAGCGCTCCAACTGGCCCGGCACCATCCTGCAGTGGCCTGAGCAGACGATCCGCGACGCCATCGCCATGCACAAGGTGCTCGGGCTTCCCCACACCATCCACGACTGCCTCTACGCCGTCTGGCCGCTGCTGCGGAAGGACGAGAAGGAAGTCGCAGCCATGCTCGGCGGCAAGCCGGGCGATTCTATGTACTCGGTACTGAGTACCTGGGGTCAGTTCCCCTACACGTTGCCGCCCTCGACGGCGGGCAATCTGTGGCAGGAGTTCATGGCTGCCTACCGGCGCAAGCGCCGGCCTCTCACCTACAACCCAGTGTCCTTGATCGGCAAGGACCCGTACATCGTCGCCACGCGGCTGGAGCAAGGGAGATTCTGACATGACTGAGCGAGAGCTGCTGCTTGATCTGCTCTACTACCGCGTGAAGGACTACGAGGTCCAGAAGCGGCGGGACCCGGGGAACTTCGTCGTGCCTCCCGGCCGCACGGTCATGGAGTTCCTGGGTGCCATCGCTCGGGTGTCGCGGCGCAAGCAGGCCATTCACGATGTCTACGACCAGGCTGAGTTCATCCTGCGCTGCTACGGCGACCGCGGCTGGTCGCGGTTCCTCGTGGATCCTGAGTTCGGAACGTTCTTCCAGACCCAGTTCTACTGGCCCTTCTACCTCGACCAGTGGCCTGAGCAGGACATCGCCGACACCATCGCGCTGGCCAAGCTCGAGGGCATGACCGCGGAGCCGCATACCTACTTCCGTATGACCGACAAGGCGTACAACGACGACGAACGCCGACTACTCGGGTGGCTGGGTGCGAGCGAGAAGTCCATGAAGCTCCACGCACTGGCCAACTGGTGGCGCGGCAACAGGGTGCCATTCAACCCCCAGGGCACGAGCCACTTCCTGTACGCATGGGACACGCTCATGAGCTTCCCTGAGAAGACAGACCCGGACGTGTTCAGGACGATCCGGCACCTCGACATCGAAGGGCTGCAGGACTATCGCATGTCGCTCATCAACGGCAGCCGACGGACTCTGGCTGGCAACTAGGAGAAACCCCCATGGCAGTGACGGAAGAGATGCTCGAGAAGCTGCTGACCTGCGTGCGTGAGCCTGAGCGGGCGCTGGCGGGCAAGGAGTTCAAGAGCTACGCGCATGGGTGGACTGGCATCATCCTGGCGTGGTCGATGTCCGACTACCCCCTCGAGTATCAGCACTTCCGTCGTCTCTGCAGCTCGACCTTCTTCGAGCGCCGCAAGAGCGACGAGGACTTCTGCGAGATCCTCGCCCGCGCCATGGCTCTCGACGCCGACTTCACTTCCATCAACCACTTGGCCAAGTCCGGTGCCGGCCTCAGCGGTGATCGCGTTCGGTACACGCTGGGGCTGCTCAAACTGCAGGCATTCCCCACTCGCTCGCACCTGAAGCGTTTCATGAAGAAGGAGCATGAACATCAGCTTGCTGAGGCGCGCGCTCTACTACATGACGCGCGAGTCCCAACAGCACGTCATGAAGATGGCGGGCGCGCTGACCGAGGGTGAGCAGATCTGCATCGCGCTCAAGGCGCTGCTCAGCCTGTCGCCTGTCGGCATCGGTACGCTGCGTACCTGGATCGCGGATGGCACATCGGTGTCCTGGGGGTACGAGTGTTTGTACCAGCAGTTCCGGGACGATCCGATCTTCGAGTTGGCGGCTTTCTTCGGGTGGATTGTGAGGAAGGGCGTCGACCCTGATGATTTTGCTCACGGCTGTCGACTGCTCGGCATCACGGAGTGCAAGCACGCCTACCCGTACCTGAAGGACTTGCCGGACAACCCTGTGCTACTATCCCGACCCCAGGACTGACGAACATGCTGACTCGAAAACAGATGAATCTGCTCCTGCAGCAGGCCATCCGCTCCCTGGCCTACGACTTCTGGATCCGCGCGAAGAAGGAAGGCGCCGCGTGGCCGGAAGAACGGATTACCCGGCTCGTGGTGGCGTGCTTTAAGAAGCCGACCCACGTCTGGACCTCTGGTTTTCGAGACATCGTTGATCAGGTCGGTAAGGAGCGGGCACCTCTGGACACCCGCCTCATGCCGACATGTGTAAGCTGGCGAAGCCGGCCAATCTCAACATCGTTCAGGTGGCAAACAAATGCTCCGACTCCGCATTAACACTGCTCTCGTCCGCCAACTACGACTTGAAACAGGCCTGTCGCGAGTCAAGGCGGTCGAGCAATCAGGTATCCGTTACGAGACCTTGAAAAAGCTCGAGGAGCAACGCGACTACCAAGCTACGCTTGACACCATCAGCCGCATGGCGCACTTCTACAAGGTCGAGCCTCTCGACCTTTTGATTCAACACGAGGACTGACATGCACATCTGGACCGTCGCTGCCACTGACGGCACGCCCTTTGCCAAGAAGTACTGGCTCTCCCCGACGGGCAGCCTGAAGAACGAGCAGTACCCGCACGTGCTCCAGATGAGCAGCCAGAAGCACACCGTCAACTCTCTGGCGGATCTGCACGACCTGGTCACGTCCGTTGCCGCCCAGGGTGCCGCCCTGGTGAAGGGTGAGCTGCTGCGCGACCTCGTGGACGAGAAGCGCGCCGGCGCCACCTCCCCCTCCACCCTCACGCAGTGGGTCTGTCTGGACTTCGACGGGTTTCTCGTCCAGGGCCAGACCCCCACCGTCGACCAGGCGCTGCAACTGCTGGGCCTGGGCGATGTCTCCTACGTCCTCCAGTACAGCTCGAGCGCAAGCCTGCCGCAGTGCCCCGGCCTGCGCTGCCACATATTCATGCTGCTGGAGGGGGCCATCACTCCGTCGCAGCTGAAGGTCTGGCTCGAGCATTGCAACTACTCGGTGCCCGAGCTGGCCAACGACCTGGAACTGGCCGGCAGCCGTGTGGCCCTGCGCTACCCGCTGGACATCACCACCTGCCAGAACGACAAGCTCCTCTACGTGGCGCCGCCGGTGCTGGCCTCCGGCCTGACCGACCCGTATCCGGGCGCGGCCCGCGTGCAGCTGGTCAACCGGGCGCTGGATGTCATCCCGCTGTCCCGCGTGTTGGCAGATGCGCAGCTGGTCATGGAGACCCGTCGTAAGACAATCGATGACCTGCGCAAGAAGCTGGGCCTCGGCAAGGTAAAGGGGACCATCCAGTATCTGCCCTCCGGGGACGAGATGCTGACCGGCATCCCCGCGGGCACCATGACCATCACCGGGTTGAAGTCCGAGCGCGGCTTCGCCTACATGAACCTGAACGGCGGTGACAGCTGGGGGTACTTCCACCCGGACGACGACTTCAAGTTCCTCTACAACTTCAAGGGCGAGCCGGTCTACTCCATCAAGGATGCGCTGCCCTCCTACTACGCCGAGAAGCTGGCGCAGCAGGAGCAGGCCACGCTCGAGATGGGCGAGCCCGTCCCCTTCGTGGTCGCTGACGGCACCGGCAAGTACATCTACGGCCGCTACCACCCGGACATCGGCGTGGTCGGTCAGTGGAATACCGCTTCATCGCTCAAGATGGTCGAGGACTATTTCACCGCTTTGGAGGTAGATCCACCCGAGATCATCCGGACCTGCCGGCCGATCTACGACCCGACCACTCACACGGTCCTCGACTACGAGACCGAGATGCTGAACAAGTTCGTGCCCTCACCTTTCATGAAAATGACGGGCACGGAGACACGGACGCACCAGGAAGGAGCCCAGTACCTAGTACAGAGTACCTCGTTGAAGTGGATCGGCCGTCTGATCAAGCATGCCATGTCGGACGACCAGGTCGCCATCGAGTACTTCCTGAACTGGGTCGCGCACATCTTCAAGAACCGGACCAAGGCGGGCACCGCCTGGATCTTGACGGGTGTGCAGGGCTCCGGCAAGACCGTGCTCTTCGAGCAGGTGCTCAAGCCTCTGCTCGGTGAGGGTAACGCTCTGCTCCTGTCGCTCGAGACGTTGGCCGAGAAGTTCAACACCTACCAGTCGGAGAGCCTGCTGGTGGTGGTGGACGAGGTGAACGTGCGCGAGCACAAGGGCAGGGACCAGTTGAACAACAAGCTGAAGATGCTGGTGACGGGTGACACTGCCCCCGTGCGCTCCATGCGCAAGGAGGCCGCCCAGCAGCGCAGCTGGAACAGCTTCATCCTCATCTCCAACTCGAAGTACCCGATCGATGTCGAGCAGGGTGACCGGCGCTACAACATTCCGGCCTACCAGGCGACCAAGCTGGATCCCAGCTGGGTTGACACGAAGGCGATTGCGGCGGAGCTGCAAGCCTTCGCCAACCTGCTCATCTCGATCAAGGTGGACGAGGATCGTGTCCGCTTCCCAATGATGTCGGCGCAGAAGGCGAGCGCGCAGCAGGTCAGTCTGACCGACCGCGAGCGCGTGGCTGACGTGCTGAAGTCCGGGGACCTGATGCCGCTGGCCAAGCTCATGCCCAACGCCGATGAGTCGCTGGACATGTTCGACCTGCAGCGGCTGAAGCTGGCGGCGCACATCTTCAAGCGGGTCTGTCTCGACGAGATCTCGCCGGACAAGATCAGCACCAACGAGATCCGGGTGCTGTACGAGTACCTGCTCGGCAAGCAGATGGCCAGCGAGTTCAAGCGCGTGGCCTGGCTCGACGAGATGGGGCTCGAGGTGAAGAACGTGCGCATCGGCGACAAGGTCGTGCGCGGGTTGACGATCCCGTCCAAAACCCTGACTCCTGAGCAGAAGGACGAGGTCAGGGATCTGATCAAGGACTTCCTGTGAAGCATCTTCTCATCTCTTGCGCAGCCGAACTGATTCGGCTGCGAACCACCAATCACCAGTTGTTGGAGGCAATCAGTGTCGCGCTTCAAGACCAGCTCCCAGCGGTACCCGAAGTTCCAGTGGCGGACCAGCCCGCTCATCGTGATGAAGTACATAAAGGCGTTGCGTTCTTCATCGATCCTCGATGAGCACGTGCTGGGCATCAACCCGGCACTGCTGATCCACCGCGAGGTGTTCGCCGATGAGCTGGAGCGACAGCACCGCCACAACACCAAAGGCAACGAGCTGACGGTAGCTGTATACACCGACGGCGTTGATGCTCCGCAAGGAGCACCCCACCCCGGCGTCGTCATTCGACGCCACGTTCACGAGGACATCTCACATGACTGACACCTCCATCTCCGCCTTCCTGAAGCAGGAATACGACCGCAAGTCCACCGAGGAACTGCTGGAGCTGCTGTACCGCTCCAACGAGGTCGACAACGAAGACGTGTTCACGCTGGTGCAGGACATCCTGCTGGAGCGCGGCGGCAAGGCCGTCAAGGCCAAGGTCGCGGCGAAGTACCTGACTGACATCGTGGCCGAGGCCGCGGCGCAGCTGGACGGAGAGTGACCATGGCAGCCGCTTCGATCAACTTGCAGCGGCTGCTCCAGGAGGCCTTCGAGACCTCCTCCATCGAGCAGCTGCTGCGCGACCTTGCCGTCGCTGAAGGCAACATCGACCCTACGGAGTTCGTCATCAATGAGCTGCTGCGACGCGGGAACCAGCTGCTGTACGAAGAGCAGCGCGGGAAGTTCTGGAACAAGTCCCTCGACGACATCCGAGAGGCCCGAAATGCCGCTGTATCTCCGGCACAGTGGCGGGCACTGCAGCGTGTTCTCGAGGAGCGAGAGCGGGTCGAGCTGGGTCAGGCTGATGGAGGACATGCTGGAAGTTCTCCTGCTGCTGGCCGGGGTCGGCCTGAGTGTCCTGTCCATAGCGAGGATTGCTGAATGGCTGTGATCAAAGTGAAATCGGGGCTGGTCACGCTGCCCCGCCAATCGTCGGACGGCGCCGCCGGCTACGACATCTTCGCCGCAACTGACGCGGTGATCCCGCCGCGCGGGTCCGGCGTTGTGCGGACAGGCCTGCACGTGCAGATCCCTCCGCACACGGTGCTGCTGGTCTACAGCCGCAGCGGCCATGGCTTCAACCATGGCGTGCGCCTGTCGAACTGCACCGGGGTGATCGACTCGGACTATCGCGGCGAGATCCTGGTGAAGCTGCAGAACGACTCGGACCAGGAGTTCCATGTCGACGTTGGCGACAAGGTGGCGCAAGCCATCCTGATGCCGTTCTTCCGGATGGACTTCGAGACCGTGGATGAACTGGACGAGACCAGCCGGGGCACCGGCGGGTTCGGGAGCACTGGAAAATGAAAGCGACAGACTGGGTATGGGTAGCGATCGCCGTTGGCGCGATGCTGCTGGGGACGCAAGGGGCGTTCGCTCATGGCTGCGAAGGCGACTTCGCATGCGCGCAGAACCCGCAGCATCAGTGGCAGCAAGAGCAGCAGCAACAGCAGCAGGGCCAGGCAGCAACGGGCGGGTCGGCTTCGGTGACAAACGCATCGCGCAGCTGGTCAGTGAGGCCTGTGCAGCCGGTCGTGCCGCCAGCGATCACGCCGAGCGCAACCGTGAGTCGGTATGCGGACACGGAGTGTCAGCCGAGGATGAAGATCGTTCGCCGGAGCGTGAATGGTCTGAATAACCGGCCGATGGGCGCTCAAGAGTTCGAGGCCGGCACGGACATGTACGTCGTCTCTGACGAGGAGATGCCGTACAAGCGCGTCGAGCTGGCTCCCGGCCTGGTCCGCTTCTTTGGCCACCGGATGACCGAGACCACGGCCGTGACCACAGTGTCCACTGGCTGGGGCTTCGGGATCGGCGGCAATGGCAGCAACGGAGCCGGCGGCAGCATCGGCGCCGGTGCCAGTGGTGGGCTGCAACGCCTGATCACCACGATCCGGCTGATGGACTGCGTCGCGTATGAGCTGGACACGCGCACGCCGCCCAAGCCGGAGGTGGTGGAGAAGGTCAAATGGCGCACCCGGACGGTCGAGAAGGTCGTCCCGGTGATCCCCTGCATGACGTGCATGGAGAAAAAATGAACTCGAGAGCAATCGACCAAATGGTCGCCGACCAGATGCGGGCGGCGAACCTGGCCTCGGCGGTGTACTGCACCTCCTCGCGTCGCAAGATCCACGAGGCTGCACAGGACAAGGTGATCGCAGATCTGCGGCGCCGCGTCGCAGCCCTCGAGGACCACATCAGCAAGCTGGGTGAGGTGCTGATCGACATCGACACGAACCTGGACGTGATCATCAATGGCAAACCGTAAGCTGCTGGACAAGCTGTACAAGTCCCTCGAAGAAGTTCCTGATGACGCCGATGTCACGGCGGTGGTCGGCCTGATCGTCTACAAGGGCAAGCAGGATGATCAGCTGCCCACGGTGCAGGCCTACGGCGGCCGCGCGCACGACATCGCGTGCGTGGTCGCTGACCTCATCGCCTCGCTGAGCGCCGAGCTGCCTGAGTTCAATCAGCAGCTGGCTCACTACCTCGAGCAGCATGCCGAGGCCGTTCAGGCCGAGTCCTCCAACCCTCACACGCTTCACTGATGAAACCACGCAAGTACGGGGTCTCTGACGCACTGCAGTGCCGCCCTACTCACTGGTGTGCAAGCTGGGTCGAAGCCCTGTGCTTGCGTGTCTCTCTGAATCAAGCAGCATCCACGTTCCGGTACTTCATCGTCCCTGGACCGGACCTCAAATCACTCAATAGGAAGGCATGACCATGCGTCCCCAACAAGCCGCGAAAGCCCTGGAACTTCTCATCAACGCCAAACAACCCGTCATGCTGCATGGCAGCCCGGGTGTCGGCAAATCCCAGATCGTGAAGCAGGTGGCCAAGAAGCTGGGCCTGGAGCTGATCGACCTGCGCCTCTCGCAGCTGGACAGCGCTGACCTGCGCGGCATCCCTCTGGTGACCGGCACGGCTGCCTCCAAATCCCGCAAGACGGACTGGGCCACGCCCAAGTTCCTGCCCACCGAAGGCAAGGGCATCCTGTTCCTCGACGAGATCAACTCCGCGGCGCAGGCCACGCAGGCCGCCGCCTATCAGCTGGTGCTGGACCGCAAGCTGGGCGACTACGAGCTGCCGGAAGGCTGGGTGGTGGTCGCCGCCGGTAACCGGATGCAGGACCGCGCGATCGTGAACCAGATGTCGAGTGCACTGAAGAACCGTTTCAGCCACATCGACTTCGAGGTCCACTTCGAGGACTGGATCGACTGGGCCTTCGGCGCCAACATCGACGACACGATCATCGCCTTCCTGCGCTTCCGCAAGAACTTCCTGAACGAGTCCGAGTCCCACTCGGGCTCCACGAAGGAAGAGAAGCAGCGCCTGCAGAACCTGAAGGACGCCAAGGCCTTCGCCACACCGCGCAGCTGGGAGTTCTTCGACCGCATCCTGAAACAAGAGCCGGACGAGGAGCTGCTGCTGATGCTGGCCGCCGGCACGGTGGGCGACGCCGCCTCGGTCGAGTACATGGCCTTCAAGAACCTGTACCGCGACCTGCCTACGGCTGAGGAGATCTTCGAGAAGCCCGAAGAGACCCGTCTGCCGAAGCAGCCGAGCGCCAACTACGCGGTCACGACCATGCTGGCTCGTCACACGACGACGAAGAACTGGCAACAGGCCATGAAGTACATCGAGCGGCTGCCGGGTGAGTACCAGGTGCTGTTCGCCCGCGACATCGTCCGCAACCCGGCCAACAGCAATCTCTGCTTCCAGCCGGAGTTCATGACATGGGTGCGCGAAAGCAAGCTGATCTGACCCCCGAACAGTACGCGGTGGCCGACTCGCTCTACGATCTGCAGATCGAGCACTGGCGAGACATCTCCCTGGAGGCACGCGAAGCAGCAGCGCGTGCCTGCTACCCCACCGCGATCGTCGAGCAGATCGAGCAGCTTCCTGCGGAGCTGCGCGAGAACATGACCGGGACCGTCATGGTAGGCGGCGAGGCACCGCGCTACCTGCGGATCCCCGGCTGGCCGGAGCTGTACGACCACCCTCGGCTGTCCATCTTCCAGACACCTGACGAGATCCACAAGGCCTTGGCCGTCTGCAATGACTACATCAAGGCTGGCAACCATTACCGCATCCACCGTGATCTGGAGCACGTATGGAAGATCTTAAGCAGTTCGGCTCGCAGGTCTCTGCGCGATCGCCTGGAGCAGAGGATTTCCTCCGACGATTCATCGCCCTCGTGGTAGAGCGGTGGCTCTGGGATCTGGACAACGTCACTCAGCTCTGCATCGCAACCCTCCCCCCGGAGAGGGGGCAGGCGTTGGCGAAATTTATCTGGCATGCCGCGGAGAAAGACATACGCTTCGCTTCCTGCCACCAGACAACATGCCTCGGCCCCCTCAATTTTTTCTGGGAGCTGCCCGCCTACGTGCCGCCGAACACTCTGCCCGCCACGGTTGACTACAACCGCCTACCCAAGGATCTGCGCGTCCGGATCGAATCGGTGTTGCACCTCGTTTCGGATCTGCCAATCCCCATCGAGAGCCGGGAGATCTTCACCAGTACCCGCTTCAACGGACCTTGGGACAAGGACCTGCCTCCCAGCTTCAGCCAATGGCGCGCCCGCCTCAGCTTCATCGGAGATCAGCTGTGACACTGTACGAGTTCATGCGTGAGCTGGAAGTCTCCCCCTGGTTCCAGAAACGCCTCCAGGCAGGACTGCTCGCTGCGGTTCATGAGCTGGTACCGGCCGGCGCCATCAAGGCCTGGCACGAGCGTCCCGTCGGCGTCATCGAACATCGGCCCTGCCGCATCGAGCTGCGCTACGGCCAGTACCGGCTGTACACGAAGACCCCTGAGCTGCCCATGCTGATGGTCCCGGCGGAGTTCAACGTCGACTATCTGCCAATGCACCGGCTGAGGAGCGAACAGGCTCGCGCCTTCGTGATGGACATGCGGGCCATGGCTCAGCTCTACGCCTGGCAGCAGGGGTCGCTGGTCGGCAATGCCTACTGCACTCACTTCGCCCCCGAATCAGTGGAAGCGCTGCTCAACGAGGATGCCTCTCATGACCCCATATTCGCTCATACGCAAGGCCTCGCAAAGCTCTGGCGTCTTACCCCGACCATCTCAGAACCTAGTACGGAGTACTCAGGAGTCCCTTTTTAGGGAGATCCGGTGGGCCTGTGCTGACACGCCGCTCGCGGCAGCGATCCTCGAGCGAAGCCATGCCGTGCCGGAGGAGTACTCCGACTGGCTGCCTGTCTGGTCGAAGATGACGGTCACGGTTGATGGAACCACCTTCAAGTACGACCAGCCGGGCTGCAGCTTCTACAACGAGATCGGCGAAGAAGATCTGCTCGAGCTGGCTCAGGTGGCCGATGGCTGGAAGGTGTTCCAAGCCGCTGCCAAGATCCGCAAGGGGATCGTGTTCGTGAACCAGCAGAAAGATCGCTTCACCTACGAGCACATCCTTGAGCACTGGGGGTGGATGGCCGAGAGCGACATCCCTTGCATCAAACGAATCCTCAACACGAACAGCAGGACTGAAGCATGAAACTCGAAATCATCAACGGCAAGATCCGCGTCACCCCCGCCTTCGTCATGCATCGCTCGGAAGAGCGCCTGTACGAGATCAAGAAGCTGCGCCACCACGCTGTGCAGTCGCGTCTGAAGGAGGCGATGCAGGAGGTCAACCTGATCGGCTGGCCCAAGTATCGCGACCAGGCCGCCGCGCTGAAGAAGGATCCGGAGTGTCTGTTCCTGGCCCAGATGGGCTCGCGGGCGTTCAATCGGCTAGCCGAGCTGCGGGCGGTGGCACGCAAGCACTGGCCGAAGAATGACGCCTTCCTGCTTCTGTCCATCGAGGACTACAGCCTGCTGACGGGGCGCTCGCAGTATGGCTACTGAGAAACACGACGCCTGGATGGCGGCGCAGATCCGGGCGTGTGACCGTGTCATGTCGGCGCATCGGGGTGACCCGGAGAGCGAGGAGTACCGCTTTGCCCGGGACACCTACGACCTGCTGATCAGCGCGAGCACTCACCTCTGCGTGGCTACGCTGAACCGCATCTCTGACGGCACTCAGACTGAGCTGAAGAGGTGCGGCAAGTATGAGCCTCTGCTCGATCAACTCAAACTCGTGAGACTCATGAGATGAAACTCGACGACGACCTCATCGACCACTTCCGCGAGCAGATCGTGATGTGGCACAACGAAGAACATCCGGACACGCAGATCCTGCGGGACAACCTGTTCGGGACCATGGAAGAGTACGTGCCGTGCGACTACTTCGGTCACATCCTGGCCTACCCCCGGGAGAAGGCGCCGGGACGGATCATGTTCCGTGGCAAGCGGCAGTCGTACCTGCGCCGCGCAGCGTTCCTCGCAGATGTGGTCGTGACCCTCGACGCCAACGGGCGGCCGGATTTCAGCTGGATGACCCGGTGGCAGACGATTTTCTTCCACCTCCTGCGGAGACACTATGACCGAACCGGTTCTCTTATCTGAGCTGCAGCGCATCGACCGGTGGCTGGCCACGGCCGAGCTACCAGAGTCGAAGCGCATGGCGTTGATGGCTGCGGTGCGCAACCTGCGCCTGCATGGCCCTGCGCTGAAGGACAAGCTGACCTGGTACACCGAATGGGAGCCGGCCCACCGGGCGTACATCAAGACGGATGCCGGCACCACGAGCCTGATGCTTTTGGCCCAGTCCACTGTCCTCGAGTACAAGTCCCACTGGAGCAAGTGATGCTGCTTATCCCGAAACACCTCACCCTTGTCCCATGGCGGTACATGACCGTCCGTCTCGTGGCCAAATGGAACGAGATGTTTCCGGATCTGCATCTCGAGCCGAATGTACATCAGCAGAAGACGGCCACCACTGAGTTTATAGCGGTGACCGTCGGCCCCCAGGAGTTCAACCAGTTGACGGTCTGGGGGCTGTGCGACGACTTTCAAGCGGGCTTCGGGGAAGAGTGCAGGAAGCGCATGCAGGAGGAAGAGTGGTGCCGGATCTCCCAGGAGATCGCCATGGAGGACTACCCTGCCTTTCAGAACGCCAAGGACTTTCTGCAGTTCGCGCGTCATCAGGACGTGTGCCGGTGGCTGCGCGACCGCAAGCTGCTCGCGCGTAGCAGGTCTGATATGGCGACGGAGCTTCGCAAGATGCTGCCTGATCTCGAGTTCCGTGAATCTGTTCTGAGGTTGCTGAAATGAGCATCGAATCCATCTCTGAAGCCCGGGCGATTGCCCGAGAGTTTCTTGCAATGCGCAACATTGCGGAGTGGAACCAGATGTTCCCCCACATGCAGGTTCGGTGGATGGAGAAGCGCAAAGCGGGGGTGATCCCCTTCGAGCTGAAGGCTCAGGACCCAAAGAGTATCGTCCCTTGGACTTTCTATGTCGAACCGCTTGAAGGCATGAGGTTCGATCCAGTCTCGTTCATTGAAGCCTGCCAGAGTGATCGATGGGCGCAAGTATCTCTTCCGATCGGTGAGGTCGAGGGAGAGGTAATAGATGGACTGCGGGATCTTGCAATCTGCTGTCGAACTTCGGATCTAAAAAGATGGTTCACCAAACCCCTCGCTCTGAAGAAGAGCAAATCACCCTACGCCGCAAAATTGCGGGACTTGTTACCGCGTGTCAGACATATGGAGAGCTGCCTCTCCCTTCTGCGCTGAACGGCATCGCCTACCAGTTCCTCGAGCAGGCCTTGGCGGCTGAGTGGGATCAGTCCGGGCGCCCGCCGCTGAAGTTTGGCAAAAGCATCGCGCATCCGATCACGGTGTGCATCGTGATCCCAGGCCGTGAGGAGCCGGTGGAGATGGTCATGTACTTGGATGAGCCAGCGCAGGGGAACATGCTGTTCACCTCCACCAGGGTCGTCGAAGCCTGGCGCTTTTACCGGAAGGCGCGAGGGCTCTGCACCTTCTGGATGGCCAGCTCGCAGGAGAACAAACGTCGCATCCTGGTTTGGTCCAAGGATCCGCAGCGCTTCTACCGCGCCAAGTCGTACATGGCCCCGCACTTCATTGATGCCTGGTACGACTACCTCCCATACATCCCAATCCTCAAACTCATGAAGGCCTGATATGGCAACCACCATCACCCCCGCCACCAAAGCAATGACCTGGATGCTGCTCAACTCGCAGCCCTTCTTCGCTTCCCTGGTCATGCGCATGGAAGTCCGCGAAGCCACCGACGCCGACCCGGAATGCCCCGTCGCATATACGGACGGCGCGCGCATCATCTACAACTCCAAGGTCTTCGCCGAGATGTTAGAGGCAGAGCGCGCGGGGGTGCTGGCTCACGAGGTGATGCACTGCGCGCTGCTGCATCACCTGCGCCGCGAGGGGCGCGACCCCGAGCGCTGGAACATCGCCACGGACTACGCCATCAACATCGTCCTGCATGACGCCGGCATGAAGCTGCCGGAGGGCGGCCTGCTCGATGCCCAGTACCGCGGCATGACAGCCGAGGAGATCTACAACAAGCTGCCGGAGCAGCTCTCAGATCAGCAGAAGCAGAAGTCCGCCGTCACCGGTACGGTGGGTGATGGCGAGAACGCCAACGGGACCGAGGGCGAGAAGGACGCCGAGGAGCGACGCTGGCAACAGACGCTGGCCGAGGCCGCCCAGGCGGCCAAGATGTCAGGCAACCTGCCGAACTCGCTCGAGATCTTCGTCAACGATCAGCTGGCTCCAAAGGTGCGCTGGGCGGAGGCGCTCTCGCGCTTCATGACGGAGCGCGCGCCTGACGATTACAGCTGGCAGCGCCCCAATCGCCGCTTCATCGGCGGAGGACTCTTCATGCCATCCCGTCAGAGCAATGACACCCTCGGCGAGATCGTGATCGCCATCGACACCTCCGGCTCGATGACCCAGGAGCTGCTGGAGCGCGTCGCTGCTGAGCTGAACGACATCAAGCAGGCTGCCCGCCCGTCCAAGCTGCACGTGATCTACTGCGACAGCGACATCCAGCATGTCGACACATTCAGCACGCACGACGATGTGGAGCTGGCGCTGCGCGGCGGTGGCGGCACCTCCTTCCGTCCGGTCTTCGACTGGGTGGAGGAGCAGGGGATCGAGCCGCGCTGCCTGGTGTACTTCACCGATGGGTACGCTGATTTCCCCGAACAACCCCACTCGTACCCCGTCATGTGGGCTATCATCGACTCCTCGGAAACACCGCCTTGGGGCGAGATCCTCCACATCGACGCATGATCTACAACGAGTCGCTCGCCTACTTCGTCATCGAGAAGAAGAGGTGGGAGAAGCTCCCTGCCGACCGTGTGCTCACGTGCGGCAGGGTCAAATTCAGCGAGCGCCGTCACCTTGTCACTGAACGATGGGCGACGAAGCGTGAAGCGATGCAACGTATGTACCCCGGTACCGTCTTAGTACTCGAAACTCGGTACAAAGACACCTGGCATTACCAGGCCATCAAGGAGCAGAAGTGAAACCTCCCATTCCAACCTGGAGCTACTCGCGCCTGGTGCAGTTCGAGAGCTGCAAGCTGAAAGCGAAGCTCATGTTCGGCGACAAGATCCCGCAGCCTGAGCCCGAGCGTCAGCCGGGTGAGATCGAGACGAAGCTCGAGCGCGGCATCCGCCTGCACTCCGCCGCCGAGAAGTTCGTGAAGGGGGAGGTCGAGCTGGTCGAAGAGCTGAAGCCCTTCAAGAAGGAGCTGACCCCGCTGAAAGCCCTGTACAAGAAGGGCAAGGTGAAGGTGGAGGATGAGTGGGCCATGAACGCCGAGTGGAAGCCGGTGGCGTGGACCTCGTCCGACGGCTGGCTGCGGCTCAAATGCGATGCCGTTGCCCAGATCACTGACGACCACGTCCTGGTCATCGACTACAAGACCGGGCGCAAGTGGGGCAACGAGATCAAGCATGGCGAGCAGCTCATGCTGTACGCCATCGTCGTCATGATGCGGCAGCCTGCTGTGCAGAAGGTGACGTGCGAGATCTGGTACCTCGACAATGGTGAGGTCGTGAGCCGCGAGTTCCTGCGTGAACAGCTGGACGAGCTGAAGGCCGAGTTCGACAGCCGAGCGCGGGACCTGACCACCTGCACCGACTTCCCTGCCAACCCCAACATGTTCTCCTGCAAATATTGCCCGTATGGCCCTCGCGGCACCGGGCACTGCGACAAAGGTGTCTGAATGACGTTCCCGCTGTTCGAACATCAGAAGAAGTCCGTCGACTTCATGCGTACTCACGAGCGCGTGCTGGATGCCAGTGACCCCGGCACCGGCAAGACGCGTGTCCAGATCGAGCTGTTTGCCGAGCGGCGGCGCAATGGCGGGGGCTGCGCCCTCGTCATCGCCCCGAAGTCGCTGCTGCGCTCGGCCTGGGAGAACGACTTTGCCAAGTTCGCCCCCGGCATCTCTGTGTCGGTGGCCCAGGCGAAGGGCCGGGCCCAGGCGTTCGCCCGCCCGGCTGACGTGTACGTCACCAACGTCGACGCCACGAAGTGGCTGATGGACCAGCGGCCGGAGTTTTTCGCGCGCTTCGACACGCTCATCCTGGATGAGCTGAGCGCGTTCAAGCATCACACCTCGCTGCGGTCGAAAGCCCTGAACAAGATCAAGGGCTACTTCAAGTACCGGTACGGCCTGACGGGCACGCCCAACTCCAACGGGATCACCGACATCTGGAACCAGATCTACATCCTGGATGACGGGCAGCGCCTCGGCAAGAGCTTCTACAAGTTCCGCAACATGACCCAGACGCCCTCCCAGGCTGGCCCCGCGGCCAACATGTTGAAGTGGGAGGACAAGCCTGGTGCCGAGCAGGCGGTGGGTGAGCTGATCAAGGACATGACGGTGCGTCACAAGTTCGAGGAATGCCTCGACGTGCCGGAGAACTTCGAGACCGAAACGCCCTTCTTCATGCCGCCAGGCCAGGCCACGGTGTACAAGACGTTCAAGCGGGACGCTCTGCTGGCGCTGGAGAGCGGCGAGGTCATCAGCAGCATCAACGCTGCCGGCGTCGCCAACAAGCTGCTGCAGATCGCCTCGGGCGCCACCTACACCGGTGACGCCAACAAGTACGCAGTGGTGGACCCCAGCCGGTACGAGATGATCGCGGATCTGGTGGAGGCCCGGCAGCACAGCGTGGTCTTCTTCCACTGGCGCCACCAGCGTGACCTCCTCATGGAGGAGTTCACTAAGCGCGGCATCACCTTCGCGGTCATCGACGGTAGCGTGAAGGAGCAGGACCGGATGGAAGCGGTGAAGGACTACCAGAACGGCTTCTACCGCGTGATGCTGGCCCACCCCGCCTCGGCAGCCCACGGCCTGACGCTCACCCGCGGCACGACAACGATCTGGGCGTCGCCCACCTACAACCTCGAGCACTGGCTGCAAGGCAACCGACGCACGTACCGGGCCGGGCAGACGCAGCGTACCGAGACCATCAGCATCCTGGCGAAGGGCACCATCGAGGAGCTGGTCTACCAGCGCCTCGCTGACAAAAACGTGAAGCAGATCAACATCCTGGAGTTGCTCAACTCCGCTTTCAAGCAGGTCACCCCATGACGGATCGCAGCAAACTGGAAGTCGGCGGCAAGGTCTACGACATCATCACGATGGACGCGGAGACCGCCTTCGGCAAGGACTACACGCTCTCGAAGATGAGCACGTCGGACTACGTCCGCGACCCGCGCTTCCACGTCCACTGCTGGTCGGTGAAGATCGGCGAGGGCCAGACCAAGGTCTACTTCCGGGAGCAGATCACCGAGCTGTTCAACAGTATCGACTGGTCCAAGACCGCGGTGATCGGTCACAACCTGGCCTTCGACGGCTTCATCCTCCACGAGGTCTATGGCATCCACCCGGGCTTCTACGTCGACACCTTGTCGATGGCCCGCGCGGTCCATGGCCATGCGGGCCGGCACAACCTGGACACCATCGCCAAGGCCCACGGCCTGGCTGGTAAGGTGAAGCAGGCGGCGCTCTACGACATCAAGGACAAGTGGGAGCTGACCGAGGAAGAGGAGAAGGCCCTGGCGCTGTACGCCACGGACGACGTGGATGACACCTTCGAGATCTTCTGGGCGATGTACCCCTACATGCCGGATAGCGAGCTGCGGCTGGTGGACATGACCATGCGCATGTTCTGCGACCCGGTGCTGGAGGTGGACATTCCGCTGGTCGAGGAAGAGCTGAAGGAAGAACTGGGCCGCAAGATGGTCGCCATCGAGCAGGGCGGGGTCGACATCGACACGCTCATGTCGAACGAGAAGTTCGCCCAGGCCTTGCGCGAGCGCGGCATCGAGCCCCCGATGAAGGAGAGCGTCCGCACCGGGAAGCAGACGTATGCCTTCTCGAAGGCGGATCTGGAGTTCCAGGCGCTCGGCAACCATCCGAACCGCGACGTGAAGAACCTCTACTTCGCCCGGCTGGCCGCCAAGAGCACCATCGGCGAGACTCGGGCGGGGCGCTTCATCGAAACAGGCAAGGACGGTCAGAAGCTGCCGGTCATGCTCCACTACAGCGGGGCCCACACGCACCGCTGGAGCGCCGGCAACAAGATGAACATGCAGAACCTGCCGAAGAAGGGACGCCTGCGCCGCGCCGTGATCGCCCCGAAGGGCTACGCGCTGTGCGTGATGGACTCGGCCCAGATCGAGGCGCGCGGCATCGCCTGGCTGGCTGGCGAGCAGCGGGTGCTGGACATGTTCCGCGATGGCACGGACCTGTACATCGACCTTGCCAACGACATCTTCGGGAAGCCCGAGGTGCCCTACGGCAAGTCGAGCCCGGAGCGGACGGTCGGCAAAGTCGGCCGTCTGGGTCTGGGCTTCGGGATGGGCTCGCTGAAGTTCAAGGACACGCTGGCCAAGGGCATGATGGGGCCGGCGGTGGAGCTGACAGAGCTGGAGGCGGCCAAGGCTGTGTCCACGTTCCGTACTCGCAACCCGAAGATCGTGCAGTTCTGGGCCAAGATGGATGAGGCGATCACCGCCATGATCCTCGGCCGCGAGCTGAAGGTCGGCGTGCTCGAGTTCGGGAAGGGCTTCTGCCGGCTGCCGAACGGGCTGTTCCTCCACTACGAGGATCTGCAGGGCACGCCGGTGTTCGATCACCAGGGTGGCGTCAGCTTCAAGGACGTGACCTACAAGGTGAAGGCCGGCCGCGCCAAGCTGTATGGCGGGCTACTGGCGGAGAACGTGACGCAGGCCATCGCTCGCATCATCGTTGCCGAGCAGATGCTGAAGATGCAGGACGCCGGCCTGCGGGTCGTGATGATGACGCACGATGAGGTCGTCACCTGCGTCCCGATCGGGAAAGCTGAAGAGACCTGCGAGCTGATGCAGAAGATCATGTCGACGCCGCCGGACTGGGCCGTTGGCTACCCGCTGAATGCAGAGGGTGGCTGGGATGTCTGCTACTCGAAATGAACTGGCGAGACCACTTCCTGAAGGAGATGAAGGGCCTCACACCTGACGCCCGGAAGGAGTACTTCCGGCGCCAGGCGATGGTTCATCACCCCGACAGGGGTGGTGACCCGGAGGCCTTCGCAGCCCTGAAATGGGCGAGCACCCAAGCCTACTCCGGCCCCTGCACCATCTGCGGGGGCCAGGGCTGGTACCGTGAGAAACAGGGCCACTTCACCAAGAAGGTGATGTGCCCCGAATGCTGGAAACCGAGAATATGAAGACGATTGGCGAATGGATCGAAGAGCTGGCTGCTTTGAAACGTGAGAAGGCAGCCAAGGATGAGGAGCTGAAGGCGATCAACCTGCAGATCCTCGGCGTGGAACGCGAGATCTTCGACGCACTGGATGCGCAGGAGATCACCCGCAGCGAGGGTGCATCGGCGAGCGTCAGCATCGTGACAAGCACGAAGGCAGAGGTCATCGATCGCGAGGCCTTCGACGAGTACGTGCTGGAATCCCGTAACATCCACCTCTACGAGAAGCGCGTGAACTCGGCCGCGTGCCGGGAGCTGTTCGAGCGCGGAGAGATGATCCCCGGCGTGCTGCCCAAGCAGTATCGTCGCCTGCATCTGAGGAACAAGTGATGGTCCTGCGATTTGGCGACACGTTCATCAATGGCACGAAGGAGAACATGCGTGCTCTCCTCGAGGCCTACCCTGGACTGAAGAAGTCCAACAGCGCCGCTCTCGTGAGTGCGATCCGCAAGCACAAGCGGCAGATCCAGTCGATGCGTTACACGACCATCGACGGCCTGGATGTGCGGATCAGCCGCATTCCGACAACCCTCTGAACCTGACCAATGACCCGCACAACGTCGAACCTGCCGGCAACCTACCAAGCGCAGCTGCTGGCAGAAGCCCAGTCGATCCAGGGCAGGATCTCCTCGCCGGCCACCGGCAAGATCCGCTGGATCGGTAATCACACCATCGCTCTGCCTGACGGACAGGAAGGTGAGGAGCTGGAGGCCGTGATTATCGACTTCATCACCGTCAACAGCTACTTCGATCAGCAGTACTCGCCGAGCAACCCGGTGCCGCCCGCATGCGTGGCCATGGGTTACGACGTGTCCACGCTGGCCCCGCTGGAGCAATCGCCGGTGCCTCAGTGCAGCAACTGCCTGATCTGCCCGCAGAACCAGTTCGGCTCTGCCGGCCGCGGCAAGGCCTGCAAGAACACCCGCCTGATCGCACTCACGAGCGTGGCAGACGAGGGTGAGGATCCGATCATGTGGACTGCCAGCATCCCACCGGTGAGCCTGAAGCACTTCGATGCCTACGTGCAGAAGCTCGCCACGAAGATGAAGACGATCCCCATCGGCGTTGTGACGAGGATCTTCCTGCGCGACGACGTGGCCTACCCCGAACCCAAGTTCGAGGTCGTGCGCCCGCTGCGCGAGGACGAGTTCGAGATCTACATGCGGCGCCGCGAAGAGGCCAAGGCAGTGCTGATGACACCCCCGGACCTGACCGGCTACCGCTCACCCAACGGTGCCCCGGTGCGCTTCCAGCCGAAGCCCGGCGCCGCCCCGGCAGCTGCGGCCAAGCCGCGGAGGGTTCTGCGATGAGTCGCTCAATCCTCACCGAGGTTGACGAGGAGGATCTGAACCTGGCGGCGCTGCAGGCCCGCCGGGCCAAGATCCACAAGGAAGCCACGGCCAAGCTCGTGGCCATGCAGAACCGGCACAAGGCCGAGATGGCCGCCCTGCAGCGCGAGATCGCTCAGACGCTCGAGCGCATCGACAGGGAGTGGGAGAAGGCCCATGCCGAATCTGAGAACTCAGTACGGAGTGCATAGATGGCAGCGGTGACGAATCGTGGCTCTGTCCTCTTCTGCGGGGGCGAGAGCATGGATGTGCAGCGGGTGGCGAGCGTGCTCGCGTGCCTGCTGGAGAAACGGTGGGAGCAGGCTCGGCTGTGGATGCCTGCCCACTGGATGGTGCATCCCGACAAGGTTGAGACCTTCGAGGTGCGAGCGGATGAACCCCTGACCGAACTGTTCGGTCGTCTCGTGGAGTTGAGCAGAACATGAAGTACCCAGTGATCGGCATCGCCGGCAAGGCCCGCACGGGCAAGGACACAGCTGCGGCGATGCTGCTGGAGGAGTTCGGTGGCTACCGGTACGCCTTCGCTGACCCCATCCGGGGCATGCTGAAGGCCATCGGTGTGGACATGTCGCAGAAGCTCTGGCAGGACCTGAAGGAAGAGCCCATCGAGCTGCTCGGTGGCAAGTCGCCCCGCTACCTCATGCAGACGCTGGGGACGGAATGGGGCCGGCTGATGGTCGACAAGGACATCTGGCTGAACCTCGCCGGCCACTACCTCACCCACACTGGCCCCGGCATGATCATCAGCGACGTGCGCTTCACCAATGAAGCCGAGTGGGTGCGCAAGCACGGCGGGCTGATCATCCACCTGGACCGGCCGACGGCCATCAAGGTGCGTGAGCACGAGTCCGAGAGCGGGGTGCCGGTTGAGAAGGGCGATGCCCAGATCCTCAACGAGAGCACCAAGGAACATCTGCGCAAGCAGCTGATCAAGGCAGTGACCCAGGAGTGACACGACATGAGCCGCAAACCTGAAACCGACTTCATCCAACGGCTGCATCGGAAGATGGGGGCGGTCAAGCCGTATCACATGAAGCTCAACAACCCGCTGACCGCTGGCATCCCGGACGTCTACTACAGCGGCAGCGGTGGTGAGCTGTGGGTCGAGTACAAGTACGACCCGAAGGCAGGGTTCGGCAAGAAGTTTGTCCTCCCTGCCCTCAGCCCTCTGCAGGTCGCCTGGATGAATGGGCGGTACAAGGAGGGCAGGCAGGTGGCAGTGATCCTCGGCTGCATGCAGGGGGTCATGATCTACACGCACGGCAAATGGGCGGTGCCGATGGCGCCGTCTTTCTTCACTCAACACCTGGTCAGCGAGCAAGAGGCTGCTGACTGGATCAAATCAAGGACACTGAAGGATGTTGGCATTGGCATCACTGGCCTTGAGCCTGCTACTCAAACTGATTGAGGCAGCGGCTCGGACCAAGATTGGACTCTTCGGCATCGGCGGAGCTGCAGCAGCTGGCGGCAGTGTGGCCCTCGGTTGGGCGGTGTGCAAGATCCGGGAGTTCTGGCACTTGAGCAGCGTGGTCTGCGAGGACAAGAAGAAAGGCTGGTTCCTCTTCAGCTGGTTCACTTCGTCAGTTGTCGCTCGCAGCCACGAGACCATCATCAGCTGGCTCAAGATGCAAAGCCCCGCGCTGCAGAAGATGTACCGCGACGCGCTGGTCGGTTGACCCGCGTCAGTATCGTGACGAGCTGGATCAGGCCAGCTGCAGGACCAAGTACCCTCTCAACCCTCTGCCCGATTGGCAACCCAAGGAGTTCACCATGATCCCCGCAATCCCCGTCGCATACTTCGCCGTGACCGCCGTCGCCGCTGCTGTTACCTACGTCGCCAAGCGCAGCTTCGACGTTATCGACACAGTCATCAGCCGCCCGGACCGCGCTGCAGAGCGGGAGCACGAGCTGAAGATGACTGAGATCAAGTCGGATCCGGATGCTCCGGCGGTGCAGGCTGCCATGGACGAGCTGAAGAAGCTGCGGGAGGCACGCGCGCGGGCCCGCGCGCAAGCTCAGCCCAAGGTCGACCCCGCGACCGACACGGTCAAGGTGGTGCCTGCAGGTATCGAGAGCGTCGCTGACGCCCAAGCCTTCGAGCGCAACCCCAGCGCTCTGATCTTCACGAGCAAGGTCTGACATGATCACCCTTGTAGTCAGCGTCGTCACCTTCCTCCTCATCGCCGGGACAGTGTCGTTGAAACTCACCCGGCGATGGAGGAAGCATCAACTCCCCGAGCAGATCCAGCGGCACATCCCCAAGTACGAGCCGTCAGTCCATGACGGGCAGGCTGCCACCTTCTTCGGCATCCAGCGCTCGACCGTCACCATGATCTCGGACATCCTCGGCACCTTCGTCGCCATGCGGTCCTTCGTCGACCTCATATTCGACGTTTGGGGCGTTCCAGCTGACCTGGTAGGGTGATCACCCTACCCCACATGAAAAGAGGCGCCTGAGCGCCTCCAATCGATTCCTAGCGGGCATCTGCCCGGTTCGGAAGAACTACCCCTGCCAGATACTATGCCTCGTCCGGTTCGCCATGGACGTGGGCAACGTCCTCTTCGTCTGTATCGGCTTGGTCGTGGGCAACGCGGTGGGCAACCTCGGCCGGCAGGCGACCCGACTTGATCAGGTTGTCAGTGTCCGCCAGGACGGCCTGCATCTCCTCGTAGGTGGCGTTGTTGCGCAGCATGTTGGCACGGTGGCTGATCACCCGGACGTTGCCCTTCACGTAGCCCAGCAGCGGGTTGATGCGGTCAACCGACGGCACGCGCATGGGGGTGCCCAGCACCGGACAGATGGCCGGCACGACCAGGTCCTCCGGCAGGATGTCAAAGTCGCGCTTGCGCTTGATGGCACGACGCTTGGCGTACTCGTACAGGCGCATGGCAGGATCCTGCTCAGCGCGCTTCTGGCGCTGACGGGCAGCGATGCAGGCCTTGCAGATCGTGCTGTAGCCCGTCTTCGTGTCCTTGCGGGGGCTGAAGTCGGAGATCATCTTGATGGTCATGCAGCCCTTGCACTTCATGGTCAGCAGGGTCGGCAGGATCGTGGCTTTGGCAAACTTATCGCGGGACATCTTTGCGGCTTCTTCGTACTCAGTACGGAGTACGTGGAGGGAGTTGATCAATGCCCTGCATTTTATCGGAACTCTTGACACCTGTGTCGTAATTGATACAAGGATTCACAATCCAGAAACATTCGCGGTTGACAGGAGGTCGCATCGGCACGATGGCAGTGTAGTAGCTGTAGTAGCTGTAGTAGCTGTAGCAGATGTAGTACTGCACTACAACACTCTAAGTCGTTGATTCCAAAGGGAGAACTGGTGTTTGTTGCACTTCCCGTCGAAAAATTCATCAGTTGGCTATAGGAGGAATATCTAGATGAGAACCCTTCTCAATGGTGAATGCTATCGCTCTCTCAATATGAACTTTTTAATTGTAGTACTACAAGTACTACAGTACTTGAAAGGTCTTTAGAATCAACGACTTAGCGGTGTAGCAGGTCTCCGGACCCCCTTACAAGTGCATGGGAATATCTGCTACACCGATCCAGCAAACGCAAGCTCCCGGGTGGGTTGAGGCCCGGGAGCGGGTCGCGATTGTTAAATCGCGGTCACTTCGGAGCGTACTTGGCGAGCGGCACCGAGCGGTCCACGAGGGCCCTCGTGGAGGCCTCCCCTGCCATCCAGTCAGCGATCGTGCCGGCGTGGTCGGCGGCGGGGCCGACGAAGGAGGCGGCCGGGTTGTCGCCGCGGGCCATGTCCTGCACCGCGTCCACAGCATACTGCCCGGTGCCGAGCAGACCACTGCGCTCCAGCTCCTTGCCGAAGAACTGGTCGACGCCCATGTCGAGGCCCTTCCCGAGCAGGACGGCCTTGGCGGCGTCCGCCGCAGCCATGAAGGGGATGTAGGTCAGCGCCACCTGGGCAGGCTTCGTGTTGCCATGCTTCCACTCGTGCCAGACGCGCTTCATGATCACCTCCTGGAAGCTGTGGGTGAACTGCTTCAAGTGGAAGATCAGGGCGAAGCGCGGGTCGCTGCCCCAGATCGGACGGTGGGCGGCGTTGGGCCGCAGCACAGCGCTGTCGACGAACTTGAAGAGGGCGCGGCGCAGGCGGTAGGTCGTGTCGTCCTCCTTGGCCTTCAGCAGCTCCTCCCGGTTGTTCGTGGCCCAGATGACCTCCACGGACGGGTCGCCGCCGCGCAGGACGCGATGGGTGAGCGACACGGCTTTGGTCTCGACCTTCTTCAGGTCCTCAGCCTTCAGGCCCATCTCGTCCAGGTAGCGCTTGGACTCGGCCTTCGCCTTCGCGTCAGCCTTCTCGTCGTTGACCGTGCGCAGGTGCTTCAGGATGAACTGGGAGCCGGCGATGGTCGCCTGCAGGCGCATGGCCTTGTTCCAACCCTCCATGCCGTTCCAGCGGAAGAAGGTCTCGTTGAGCTTCTTCAGGCCCTTGGACATGTAGTTGCCGCTGTAGGCGTCGCCATAGGCGTTCATCATGCTGTTCTCGTCCAGCACGCCCAGGTCACGCACCAGCAGCTCCAGCTCGGTCTCCTCCTGCTTGGAACCGGTGGCCTTGGAGACAACGTCCTTGCGGAGCTGGTCCATGCCGCGCTTGAAGCCCTCCCAGGCGTCCCGGAAGCTGCCGGTGCGGACGGCGATGCCCAGCGGGTCAATGAGGCTCGCAAAGAGGCTCAGAGGCAGCAGGGCGAGGTTCTCGATGGCAATGATGTTGCCCTGGATGCCCGCCCACGTGCGGTTGATCTCGTTGGCCCCGAGCACGCCCGTCATGGCAGCCATGCCCTTCATGATGGTCTCCAGGTCCTGCTCGGTGGCACCCTGCTCGAACAGCTCGCCCAGGATCTCCTGAAGCTTCTCGCCACCGTTGCCGAAGCGACGGGCGTACTCGGCGCGGTGGACGGCCTTGTTGACGTAGCTGGTCAGCACCGAGGTCAGGTCCTGGATCTGGAACTCGACGAACTGGTGGGCGTTGCTGACGTTGATGAAGTCGAAGACCCGACGGTTGACGCTCTCGGCACCCGGCGTGAAGCCGACCTGCTGGTCGTTGTCGGCCAGCTCGGTCATGCCGTCGCTCAGGCCGATCTTGTCCGTGGCCTTCCGGGCAGCTATTTCGCCCATGAATGGTTCGAGAGCCTTGGCGAACTTCTCGGGGTTCGCCCGGATGGCGGCCGAGTCCCAGTAGCGCGGGAAGTAGTTCTTCACCTTACCCATGTCGCCCCAGACCGGACGGCCGTATTCGTCGGTACCGATCTGGCGCTTCACGCCGGCTTCCGTCAGGTACTCGTGCATCTCCTCCATCAGGGCGACGATGTTGCGCTCCAGCGTGCTCGTCGGGTGACGCATGCTCTGCAGGTTGCGCAGCGCCTGCGCCCGCTGCTGGGCAGTCGTGTCCTTCAGGATGTCGTTGAGCTTCGCCGTCCACACGCCGGTCTGCATGGCGCGCTCCTGCAGGAAGCCCAGGCCCGCGCCTTCGCGGCCCACGTCCTGATGGAACAGGTCGGCCAGCTTGATCGCCGCCGGCAGGCCGGTGTCGCGCATGCGGGTCGACGCGCTGCTCACCAGTTTGGTCATCATCTCGCCCATGGTGGCGCCGACCTTCTCCGTGGTCGACGACACGAAGGCTGGGTTCTGACGCACCCACTCCGCCATGCCCAGACCACCCTTGGCGGTCTCGTCGGCGAACCGGCCTTCCGCGAAGGCAGCGAAGACCTCCTGTGCGCGCTCGGGGCCGAAGCGGACACCGACCAGGCTGGCGAACCAGCGGAATAGGTCACGGAAGAAGTTCCCCACGACGCCCAGGTCAGCCTTGGGCTCCAGGTTCAGCTTGCCTTCGACCCACAGCTGGTAGCCATAGGCGATGCGCTCGTGCATGCCCACCTCGTCGGAGCGGCTGATCTGCGACCAGACCGGCGTGCCCTGATAGTGCTTGGCCAGCGTGCGCAAGACCTGGTCGTCGTGCGCCCACATCTGCAGCGCCTTGCGCACCTTGGCCACCTCGGGGCGGTGACGGTGCTCGCCTTGGCGCAGCATCTCGAAGAAGTCGTGCATGGCCTCGTGGTGGACCGTGCTCTTGTCGTAGGAGCCGTCAGCGCCCACGTTGATCTCGATGGTGCGGTTCAGCACGTCAGCGAAGCGCATCGTGCCCTTCACCCCGCCCTCGGGGTCCACCACCTTCGTGATCACACTCGTGCCGCGCAGCTTGGCCACCAGCGCCTTGATCTCCTTCTCGGCCTTGCGGCGCGCCTTCGGATCTGACTCGACAGGCTTCTGCTCCGCAGGCTTCGCTCCGCCCTCAAGCTCCTCGCGGCGGCGACGGGCCTCGGCCAGCACCTGCGGTGCGGACGACGGGTCGTCAGTCAACAGCTGCTCCAGCTGCTCGTCGGTCATGGACCGGATGTCGTCAGCCAGCGCGTTGAAGACCTTGGCCTTCTCAGCAGGCGTCTTGGCGCCCTGCAGGCGCTCGTGCAGCATGTGCCGGATGGCCGCCTGGATGTGCGGGCCCCACTTCTGCTTCTGGGCCGGCGGCAGCTTCGCCATGATCTTGCCGTAGGCCTGCTTGATGGTGGCGGGCCACGGGGCGTAGCCGGTCGCCATGGCGGCCTTCTTCTGCTCCGGCGTCAGCGTCTTGACCAGATGACGGATCTGATCGACGACACTCGTTGCGTCTTCCTCGTACTCAGTACTGAGTACAGAGTTGGGCTTCGCGGGTGCGGTCTTGACCGGGGCCGGCTCGGCGGCCTCGAGCGTCTCGCCGGTCAGCATCAGCTTGAGGGTGGCGAAGATCCGACCCTTCAGAGTGGGGTTGGCGGCCACTGCATCGCGGTAGACCTTCGAGGCACCCTTGGGCCAGACGCCGGTCTCGAGCTTGAAGCCGCGATTGAGGTCAGCATCGCTGAGCGCCTCAGCAGCCTTGACCAGCTCCTCCTGCGTCGGCACGGCGCCGGTGATCTTGGCGTTCTCGTACTTCGGCAGCTTGGCCAGACGCTCGCGCTCCTCCGGGTTCTTGTAGCGCTCGCCGCTGGCCTGGGCATCCATGTACGCCTCGATGTCGTTGAGCGCCTTGGCCTGGGCAGCAGCGCGGGCCACGCGCAGCGGGGCACCTGCCTCGATGGCGGCGTCGAACGCAGCACGCGAGGCCTGGTAGTCGCCGTTGGTGGCAATGACGGACTCGTTCAGACGGATGATGTCCGTCAGCATCTCCTGGGCCACCTCGGCGGCGTCGGCGTGGGTGAAGTGTCCACGCTCCTGCTGCTTGGCGATGTCGAGGATGTCCTTGTCCTTGACCATGCGCTCGCGCTCGGCCTTCTGACGCGAGAGGATCTCGATGCGGTCCGGCGCGACGGAGGCCTCGGCCTTCCGTGCCAGCTGCTCGGCGACCAGCGAGAAGTCCTTCTCGTAGGCGTCCATGGCAGCCTTGTAGGCCTCGCGCGAGGCCTTGCGCTGCTCGTCGGTGGCGTACTTGTCGTCCGCCATCGGGTTCTTCTTCGGCACCGGCTTGGCCATCGTGGCCTTCAGGTTGCTGTCGCCGACGATCGACGGGGCGCGGGCAGCCTTCACGTTCTTGCCCGGGGCGTAGGCCGGCAGCTGCTCGCCGCTCTCCTCGTCGTAGATGCGCGGCATCTTCGAGCGGCGCTCCTCCTCCTTGGCGGCCTCAGCAGCGTTGTCGGTCATGCCCAGGTCGCCGCCGATCAGGTCGAGGCCCGAGCCGTTGAGTTGGGCCTTCTCGAACTCCTGCAGCGCCTTGTAGAAGGCGTCCTGCACGTTGGCGGCCAGCCGGCTGATCTCGGCGTGGGCAACCTTGCCCTTGATGCCGCCCATCTCCTTCTTGGCCTTGGAGCCCTCGATGCGGATCTCCCGCAGCATGCGCTCCATGGCGGCCTCGAACTGCTCGCGCTCGTCGCGCAGCTCGTCGCTGTCGCGGTACTCCTTCGTGTCGAGCGGCAGCGCTGCGAAGTGCTCGGCTCGGGCCAGCGCGCCCTGCGCGGTGCCGGCAGCCTTCTTCACGAACTGGTTCTTGTTGACATCCCAGCTGCCCAGGGCCTTGCGCTCCTCGGGCGACAGCTTGGCGGTCGGCAGGAACGACTGGGCGGCCATCATGTTGCCGTCGGCGCCCTGCTTGGGCCGGTTCATCTTGACCTTGCTCAGGTCGGTCTTGATGCCCTTGATGTCGTCGCGCGCGAGCATGCCCGCCACTGCGTCGGCGAGCATCTTGCGCTGGCCTTCCTCGGACATGCCCTCGTGCCGACCGGTGGCCTTACCCCAGTGCCGGATCATGGACTCGGCAGACAGGCGCAGCGGCTTGCCGTTGGTCATCTCGAAGGTGATGGCCGTGGTCCTGCCTTCCTTGTTGGTCAGGTTCTCCTTGAACTTCTGCAGCAGCTCGTCAGGCACCACGGTGTCGCCCCGGGCTTCGCCCGCGCCGCTGGAGAGGACCTTCAGGCCGCCCAGGGCCTTCGCCAGCTCCTCCTCGTTGTCGCTGCGGTAGACCGACAGCTGCTTGAGCTTGCTCTCGAGGTCCTTGATACGCTCATGGCGCTCGAACTTCTGGGCCGGCGACTCCTTGCCATCCTGCAGCTTGCGGCGGTGCTCCTCGATCTGCTCCTTCAGGCCCGACTCGAGGTTGATCTTCGCCTGGCGCGGGCTGATACCGTTCTGCTCCAGGTACTCCAGGTAGGAGCGCTCCTCGATGTTGGCGCCCGGGTCCATCCGACCGATCAGGTCGCGCTTACCCTTGCCCAGGTCGCGCGCGTTGAAGAACGGCTGCATGCGCACCGGGTCATGGAAGTGAAAGTCCTCCTTGACCTCACGCTCGTTGATCGAGCGGTCGGCGGCGCCCTGCTCCACCACCTGGTCGCTGTCGAGCTGCTCAGCCTCGGCACCCTCGTTGGGGTCGTAGACCACCTCCTCGTTCAGCAGGGGCTTCAGCTCGGCGTTGTTGGCAGCGTAGTAGTCCAGCACCGTGCGGGTGGCTGCGGGCGTACCGAAGATGCTCGTCAGCCCTTCCTCGATGGCCTTGGCCTTCTTGGAGCGGCCATGCTGCGCCAGCTCAACCGTGTGCATGTCCACGGCCCGGGCGATCTGCATGCGCTGCTGCTCCGTGATCTCGCCGGCCTTGGGCAGCATGTTGGCCAGGAAGCTCTGCGGGCCGGTCTGCAGGTCGAGGCGGGCGCTGCTGAACGCGCGCACGCGGTCCACCAGGCTACCCGGCTGGCCACCGGTCTCGGCTGCCATCTGCTCCACGGCCTGCACCAGGGCTTCCGGCTCATTGAAGAACTGGAGCGCGTCCGTCAGGCGGAACATGCTCTCCACGTCCTTCGTCGAGAGCTTGCCTGTCTTGGCGGCCAGGCCCAGCATCATCTTGGACATCTGCGGGAAGTGCGGGGCCACCTTGCTCAGGTCGCCGCCGAACGCCTCCGGCTTCACGTGCTGGTTCATCAGCGAGAGCATCCGATACTCCTCCGGATGGCTCATGGTGTCCAGCTGGTTGAACACCTTGACGCCGGCGTTCTTCTGAGCCTCCGCCGCCTCATTGCCGCGCACCCAGTCAGCGAACTGCTGCGCGTTGTCGCGACTGGCCACACGACCTGCCAGCCAGCGCTGGTCTGCGTCGGTGAACCGGTCACCCATCTGGTTGATGCGCGCCTTCACCTCCGGGTCGGTGTCGGGGTCGTTCATCAGGCTCTGGGCATAGAGCTGACTGCGCTGCGCACGCTCCTGGTCGTACCGGCTGATGTTGGCCTCGGTCTCCTCCGGGGTGGCGCCCGGCTGGATCGACGCATCACCAGCGAGGTCCGACATGGCGTACTCGCCCAGGGACACACCCATGGCGAAGTCGCGCAGCTCCTTGCCCTGCAGACCCATGCTCAGGCCGACGGCGGCACGGTCACGGATGGCGTAGGCGCCCTCGATGCCACGGCCTGCGGCATCGATCGGCGCCTCGACGGCACGCGACAGCTTGTCTGCGATCTCGGGGGCAACCTGGCGCACCGCCTCGATGCCGGCCTCGACCGAGGGGCGACCATAGCGGTCATACAGGGCCCCCGTCAGGGAGGGCATCTGAGCCTCAGTACTCGGTACTGAGTACTCGGATTCGGCAGGTTGTTGCAGGTTGGCGATCTGCTCCTGCGTCCAGTCGGCGGCCTGCTGGCCGGCCTGGTAGGCGGCAGGGGTGAGGATCCGGCCGGCAGCGCCGATCGTGTTGCCGGCGGCGGACATACCAGCACCGCCCACGGCACCAGCCGCACCCGCCTCGACCATCTTGGCGGCGTCGAACTGGCGGGTCGGGTCGACCATCTGCTCAGCGTACTGGCCGACGCCTTCCTGCGCAGCTTCGGTCAGGCCTTCCTCGACGGCCTCTTTGGCGATCTGGCGACCCAGGCCGTTCTTCAGCGGAGCGAAGGCGTTGTGGCCGATGGCGCCAGGCACCAGGGCTTCCATGGCACCACCCACCAGACCTTTGAAGTCAGCGGCGCGACCGCGCTCGGCGATGGACGCTTGGCTGAGGGTCGGGTCGTTGTACTGATTGGCCAGGGCCTCACCACGCTCGGCGGCGACCGAGGGGATCATGGCGCCCAGCTGGGCACCGATGCGAGCAGAGCCCAGGCCACGGCCCAGGACGGCACCGGCGGCACCGGCGATGGCAGAGGGGGCGCTGCTGTAAAGGGCACCCGGCAGCTGGCCGGCGGCATAGTCGACGAAGTCACCCATGCCGTTGATGTCGCGCAGCGAGCCTACGCGCGGGGCGTTGGCGGCGGCGGTCTGCTCGAACTGGGCCTGTAGCGCAGTCTGGCGCTCCATCTCCGCAGTGTTGCCGGCGCGCTCGGCGGCGAAGCGGCGGGCAGCAGCGTCATTGGCTTCGCCTTGGGCGATGGCCCGCTCGAGACCCTTGGCGGCCTCGGAGCGGGGGGCGAATGCCTGATCGATTACTTCGGGGGTGGGGGCCTGATCGAAAGTCAGACCGGTGCGCAGCGGAGAGGTGGCCATCACCAGATCCTATGAAAACGGATCTGGTGATTATACCGGCAGGATCTTCAGCTGGTTATAGGTCACGTATTGGTTGGGCTTCCGGCCTGGGGCGAAACCCTCCACACTGACCCCACCCGAATTGGAGTACCCCAGGCACCAGTTGAGTCTGTTGGCCGGGACAGTCATCCGCGCGTCGGTGTATTTCTTCGTGTACACCGTCGGCGTCGGATTGATCACAGCAAACGCCCCGATCGGGTAGCCCGCGTTGGGGTCATGATCTACTACGATGTCCCGCACGGACAGGCTTGCGGCGGCATCGCTGCGCAGGAAGTTGTTCAGCTCCCCGTTGGTGCCGCCGTAGGTTCGGCTCTGCGGTGACTTACTGTTGTCGATCCAGTCCGCTTCAACGACCGCGAGCCCGCGGGTGAACTGCTTCTTGTACTCCCCGTGGACCGTCAGCTTACCTGCAACCACATTGGAGGCCGGCCCGCTGTAGATCGCATAGAGCGCGGCGGTTTGCGAATGGGCGTTGACGGTGCAGTTCATGAACTGGATGCCTGGGCAGCGGACATACGCCTGCAGCAGCCCTTCGCCCTTGGATCGACCGGTGTCCCCTTGGGTAAAGGCGTACCCGCAGTTCACTGCGCCGTATGCGTTGTGGTGCATCGTGGACCGCGGATCGATCGTGTCGCACCCGTAGGTCAGGAAGCCCGCCGTGGTGTCCTGGGCGCTGGTGCATCGCACCTGCCGGTAAAGTCTGCACCCACCTACCCAAATCCGATCGGCACCATATGCCGCAACGCCATAATGCCCGCCCGAGATATCGCACTCTGCCACGATACAGATGGAGACCGGAGCGGTGATGATGGCGGTCGCGTTTCGTGCGAGCCATGCCTCCCTCGCGCTGGACTGCGGTGCGAACGAGCGCCCCGCCTCGAAAGTGATGGCCTCCCCGTCCTGGCTGTTCATGTGGATCTGCGTGCGCAGCACATGCACATCGCAGCACCCGGCTTCGAGGAAAGCAGGCTTCTTGAGCGTCGTGTACGCGATGGCGGCGGTGTTCATCGTGGTCACCGGGTATGTGCTTGGCGAGGATCTGGCGATGGCGGTCGTCCCGCGAACGTAGATCGCGCGCCCCAATTTGACACCGAGAATCTTGCACTCGTCGATGAGCACGTGCCGGCCGTCCAGGGCGTAGATGACTGCGGCCTGTGAGCTGTGCTGGGCGTGGACGAGGAAGGTCGCCCCAAGGATGAACGTCATCTGACTCTCATCCCGCCGCGCGTTGTTCCGCAGCAGCAGACCCGCCCGCTGGGTCGAGCTGCTCACGATGAACGTCCCGCCTAGGATCCCTGGGTGGTCCTGCAGCGTGACCTGGTCGTCAATCGTGACGGTCATGCCCGTCATGTCGAGCACCGATGCGGAAGCCGCCGTCTGGCTCAGCAGCGTCCGCAGCTCCGCGATGGTCAAGGTGCTGCCGGGGGCACGCCCCAGCAGCGTGGCCGCCGACTTCGCGTTCTGGACAAACGAGTGGTTGCGGAGCTGCGCAGCGAACTCCGCAGCCTTCACATCAGCGGCCATTGATTACCTCCGTGTCTGCGCGACCAGTGCAGCCAGGTCGCCGTTGATCTTGTCGCCATCGAACAGCAGGTTGCCAGTCATGTGCGGGCGGCCCATCGAGTCGACCACGACCTGGTGCTGGCGCAGCGGGCTCACGTTGGACAGCATGTAGTCGGCGATGCTGGCGTCGCCATGTACCACGTCGCCCAGGCTGTAGCCGTTCTTCGAGCCGACGATGGGCGAGTAGGTGCTGGACTGCGTCCGGGCGCCGGCGTTCTGCCGCTGCATCAGGTCGAACATGTTGCGGGCCTGGGCCAGGTTCTGCAGACGCTCCTGCGGCGTCATGTTGGTGAACGACTTGCCGTCCACCTTCAGGTTCGACTGCCCGAGGAACTGGCGGAAGGCCTGGGCCTGCTTGGCGTCAGCCTTGCCGTCGGCGCCGATGAACATGCCGTCCACAGCCTTGTCAAACTGACCAGCCTGCTTGTCCGCCCGCTCCTGAGCCATCGAGCTGCGTTTGAGGCTCAGCTCCTCACGCTTCAGGTCGTTGTCCATCAGTGCCTTCATCATGCTCGACCCAAGCTGACCAGCATTGGCAGCCTGGCGGAGCCGCGACTGGATGGCGTTCTCGTTCTGCTCGGCGGCGCGCAGCTGGGCGGACGCATCGGCGGCCTGGGCCAGCTGATCCTGCCCGCGGTTGGCCGTCATGTTGCGCTGGTTCTCCAGCAGCAGGCCGGCGCGCTGCGCATCCAGGCCAGCACCGTGACGTGCCCACCAGTCAGAGCCGCGCTCGTGCCGCATGCGGTCGAAGATCGCGTTGATGTTCTCCGCCTGATCCTTCGGTGCGCGCAGGCGCGTCGGCGCGACGTTGGTGAAGCTGTTCAGCTTCCCATCGGCGCGGGTGCTGGTGCCCAGAATGTCAGGGCCACCATAGCCGTAGTTGCCGAGGTTCGTGTAGCCCGGCGACGTCTCCACGGGTGCGGCGGCGGGGGCAGTGGGAACGGGATTGGCGGCGGGAACGGGGGCGGGGCTGGCAGGTGCATTGGCGGGAGCAGCAGGAGTGACCGGCGCGGGTTGGTGGGCTGCCTCGAACTGCTCACGGTGGGTCGCGCGGTTGAACCCATCGCTGAAGCCTTCGCCGCTCAGCATCGAGCTGATACCCTGCCCGACTCTGGTAGCGTACCCTCCAGTGAGATTATCCCCGATTCCGCTCAGCACGCGGAGAGCGCTTCCCCCAATTGAATTCATGTCGCCCATGGATTCATTGAAGGCCTGGGCGTAGCCTGACTCCTGATCCTTCAGCTCCTGACCACCAGCCTGCGCGGCGGCGGAGGCGACCCCCAGCCCTGTCGCCACCTTGTTGAGCGGGGAGTTGACCGCAGACCGCACAGCACCGCCCGCATCGCGCAGGGCGGAGCCAGTCTTCTGCAGCAGCCCCGGGGCCTTTGGTTGAGGCGTGGCAGGCGTCGCCGGAGCGGCAGCCTGCGGGGTGCGGTACTGCGGGTTCGCCTGGCCCGAGCCGACAGGCTTGTCGCCCAGCTCGGCCCGCACGCGGTCCATGGCCAGCTGTCGGCGCTCCGCCGGGTTGTAGGCGGCGCGCTCGAACTGATCCTTCAGCTGGGCGCCCGTCTCCGTCGCCGTCTTCTGCACCGTGGCAGCGTGGGCGCGCAGCGCGTCCGGGTTCAGGTTCGTGCGGGCGAAGTCTGCGGCCTGGGCACCCACCTGCTTGCCGTAGGCCAGACCTTGCCGACCATAGTCGGCAGCCTGCTGCTGCAGCCCTGGCAGCTTCGACTTGGCGTAATCAATCGCCTGGTTGCCATACTGCTGTGCACCGGCCAGGGCTCGCTGACCCAGGGCCTTGCCTTTCTCCAGCCAATCCGGGGAGCCACCGTCAGCGAGATGGTCAGCGGCTCCTTGCTGCTTTCGCAGGGCGGACTCCTTCTTGTCACTCACGAAGTCGTGCGTGTGCAGACGCAGCTGGTCCAGCACGTCACGACCGATGGCGTCGGCAGTATCGGCAGGCAGCACGTACTCCTCGTCGCTCAGCATGACGGGGCCGACCTTGTCGTCGGTGCGCCCGCCCTTGCCGTTGACGCGCCCGCCATCAGCGAAGCGGAAGCCCGCCGGGGCCGGGCGGCTCGGCTGCTCCTCTTCCTCCTGCGGCTGCTGCGGCTGGGGGTACTGCGGTTGCTGAGGCGCCTGACCATTTGACATCGCATCGACAGCGTTGTCGATCTGGCGCGGGCGACCGGCCATGGCTTCGCCCGCGTTGCGCGCAGCACCGGTGCCCAACCAGCTCAGCGATGGCATCCACCAGGGCTTCTCCTCGCGCAGAGGACTACCCACCGTGCCGCCGTCAGCGAACCGGAAGTCCGCCGGCACCTTGCGTTGATCCTCCTCGCGCTCCTCGCGCTCGGCGGGGGCAGGCTGCGACGCCTGCTCGACGGCCGCGTCCACGCGGTCGCTGCGCCGGTACAGTTCCTCGCCGGCTTTACGCGCCTGACCGGTGCCCAGCTTCGGCAGCTGGGCCTCCTGGAATTGGCGCAGACGGGACTTCAGCTCGAAGTCCTTTTTGGTGTCGCTCATACCTTGCCCTTGTCGTAGTTGTAGTTATGGCTCTCGGAAAAGCTACTGCTGTTCGATACCGAGCCAGAACCGGAAATTGAACCGCTGCCAGAGAGCGACGCCGCCACGTGGACGCCTGCCATGGCACCTGCTGCCAGCGTTGAGGAGATCTGCCCTGCAGCCTTGAGCGAGTCAGAGATGATGCCCGCCCGCTTGATGGCCGCCTCCATGTTGGCGCTGTAGGCCTGAATCTGTGCCTGGGAGTATGCCACAGCCGCCCGGATCTCGGCCTCTTTGGCAGCGATCTCGGCCTGCGCCTTCTGCCCTTCGGCCGCCGCGATGGCGCTGAAGCGCTGCGTGTCGGCGGTGTAGGCACTGGCGTTTGTCTGGATGACGCCCAGCTGCGCCTGGAGCCGCGTCTTCTCCGCCTCCAGGTTGCTCTGGTAGAGGCTCAGCAGGTTCTGGTTCTTCTTCAGCAGCGCGTCGATCTGCTTCATGCCCAGCTCGGCGTTGGCCGACTTGCCCTGGATCAGCGCTACGAACGCCTTGGCCTCGGCATCCACGATGCCCGCCTTGGCCGTCTCGCCGCGGACCTGCGCCTCGTAGGCGTCGAACCGCACCTTCTGCGCGTCGATCTGGTCGCCGTAGGCCTGCACCTGCGCGCGGTACGCCTCGATGCGGGAGCGCTCCACCGCCGCCTCGGTCTCGGCGCCCTTCATGCGGGCGACGAAGAGGCTGGTCTGCGCCTCGAGCGCGTTGATCTGGGCGCTGTACGCCTTCACCTTCTGCTCGTTGATCTGACCCCGGGCGATCTCGGCGTCCACCTCAGCCTTGAACACCTGGATCTTGGACAGCGCTGCCTGCACCCGCGTGTTGTAGACGCTGGCCAGCGTCTGGTAGGCCTGCATCTTGGCGTTGAAGACGCTCACGTGCGCGTTGAACACGTTGAGCTGGGCCTCCACCTGGAACTTGGCCGCCTCGAAGAGCCGCTTGGCCATGTTGTCGAACGTGTTGACCAGCACCTGCTCGGCCGCCACCGCCTTCTCGACGGCCAGCCGCATGTTCTCGATCTGCCACTGCGCGATCTGGATGGTCAGGTCGCGGTTCAGGCTGCTCTTCTTGAGCGCCAGCTCCTCGCGCAGCTTGTCGGCCCGGGCCGCCTGCACGCCGCTCGGCATGGTGAAGCCGCGCCCGGAGAACTCCTCAGCCACGCTCTCGATGGCCTGCGCCGCCGCACGGTCCTCGCGCTCTGCGGCGCGGGCGAACATGGCCTTCTCGACCTCGGGCGGCAGCCCGGATCCACCGCTCCACATGCGACGGACGACAGCGATGATCTCCGGCATCAGCTCGGACTCGTACCGCGGCTCTGACCACTGGAGCGCCCCGGGCAGAGCCGTGCCCTCAAACTCCGGCGCCTGCGCGTCGAACGTGGGCAGGGTCAGCCCGTCGAAGGTCGGCACCGTGATCTCCGTGAGCGACGGGGCCGCCGGCATCACGATGTCCGGCGCATCCGGCAGCACCACGTCGCGCATCGTCGGCGCTTGCGGCGGCGCATCGAGGGCCGTCCATGCCGGCGCCACCGGTACGTTGATCGCTCCCACGCTCGAGGTGAAGTCCGGGATGTCGATGTCCGGCAGCTGCGGGATCTCCACGAGCGTCGGCGCCGCCGGCAGCTGCGACGTGACTTGCCCGAAGCTCGTCGGCCCCACGGCGGGCAGGTCGAGGTTCAGGTTCAGGTGCGCGTCGAACGCCCCGGGTGTCGGCGCCGCGCCCAGGTCGCCCAGCGAGAAGTTCGCCAGGTCGCCGATGGCGCGCGTGGCAGTGGCCGTCATGGTCTTGGTCATGTCGGTCATCTGCGTCAGTCGATTGGCCACCATGTCGTTGACGCCATGGACATGGTTGTTGGCAGCATCGAGCTGCTGCTGCAGTGCGTTCGGCGTGTTGCTCGGCCGATAGTCAAAGCCCGCCATCAAACTCTCCGTGTGGACACCGCGAGGTCAACCTCGGCGTCGTTGATCCAGAATGCGGCGCCGTCCTCGTTCTGGAGGCTCATGCGCCAGTACCGCCCCACCATGCCTTTGCCCGGCGTCACCCGCGTGGCGCGAGGCGTATCGGCAGACCGTCGCTCGAGCGGGAATACGGCTGGCACTCCACCCGACTCCTGAACTGACAAGGACAGGCGGAGCCGCCCTTCGGCGGAGTACCCGATGTAAAGGTTATCGATCCGCTTTGTCTGACTGATTCCAAAGCCCACGCTCGCAAAATCGACTCGAGCAGCAATAGGGGTTCCGTCATCATCATCTGCATCCAGGATGTACAGCCCGTCCGGGCCGGTTGCCAGCACGTCCTCGCCCACCTGGGCCAGGCTTTCAAAGTCGCAGCCCGTCCACGTGGACACGGCAGTGCTCTCAGTACCCAGTACCAGGTGCTGAGTACTTGGATCCCGCATCAGGACTCTATCGCTCCATTGAGCGCGACTATCGAGTGTAAGGGATCCATTGAGAATGGTATCAGCCGACGAGCGCAGCGTGGCCAGACTGACCAGCAGGTCGTCCGGGCGTTGCGCGGAAAAGTCGTCGGAGGCAGTGATGAGCCCGCGCGAGGACTCGTCGACCAGGACCGTGCGCTGCACGAAGTCGGTGGCCGAGGCCTGGAGCGAGTCGGTGAGGGTGATGTCCTTGAACACGAAGGCCGCGTCGCTGATGTGACGGGCCGATTCGTGGGACAAGCTGACAATGGCCTGCAGGACTTCCGATGCCGAGGCGCGGGCCCGGTCGGTGACGATCACCGGGGGCTGCGTCATGACGAGGGCGTCGGAGACGCGGACCTGCTCGACGGCGATGACCGAGGAGCTGAAGAAGGGGGTGTCACTGGCCCGAGCGCGCGATCCAGCCGTGACGATGCTGGCGACGGAGTGGTTTGCCGACGCCGCTATCCGCGCCATCGACACGATGACGGGACTGTCCGATACTGCGGCCTCGTCGCTCACGCGAGCACGATCAGAGACCTCCTGGACGTAGCCCAGGATAACACGATCCCCCAGCGTCGTCACGTCGACGGCGGCGATCTCGCTGACCACGAAGGCCATACTGATGATCCGTGCGGAGTTCTCCTGCACGGTGCATTGCTCACTCATTCGATGACTCCGATGTAGGTGGGGATCCGGGGCCGCTGCGGGACGGCGAAGGGGGTGGCCCCATCAGACCTGCCCTCCAGGAAGCCCATGCTGTAAGTGACGCGGTGCCCGAGCGTGGAGTATGCCCACTGCATGCCCTGGATGAGACCCAGGTCGCTGGGCGACGGCACCATGGCATAGGTCATGTCGTTCCAGCTGATGGGCAGGGACTGCACGCCGTGGACGCGGTCGAGCACGACGTTGACCGTGCCCTTGAAGTCGGTACCGCTGTCAGAGGTGCGGGAGTACTGCTCGACGCGGATGCGGTTGACCGGCTTGTTGTAGCGGTCGACGCTCGCACACATGCCCGGCAGCGGGCCGCCCTCAGCGTAGCGGCTGCAGTCGTTCTCGTTGTAGTTGTCAACGATCTCGACGATCCGGCTGTCCGAGTGCTTGCCGCCGCACGTCATGATGGGGCCAGGGCGGTCCGGGTCCCAGCGCGGCCACTGCCGCCACGTGATGCCGTAGCGCGGCGAGATCATGTTGGTCGCGGACGAGGACTCAGTGACGCGCTTACCCGCCTGCCACCAGTGACCCTCGTAGAAGCAGTAGCCGTTGCGCACGCCGTCGGGGACGATGAGCTGCGAGCCGCGCGTCTCGAAGCCGCCGCTCACCTCCTTGGTGACGCGCTGGAAGACCTTGGTGACGCTGATCGAACCCCAGGCCGGCTGCACTGGGTTGTGGCCGTGGCTCGGGGGATCCCAGCCGACAGGCTTGGCCGTCATGGTGCCCTCGACGAACGACTCCTTGACGACCTCGCGGAAGTCCAGGTCGTTGGTGTGGACCATGGGCGGCAGACCGGTGCCGCCGGTGTAGCGTGCCCACGACCATGTGCCGGAGAGGAAGCACTGCTCACCCTCACGCTCGTCAAAGCCCTCGGTGGTGGTCTTGCTGCGCTGGTCGTTGAAGAACCAGCCCACCTTGATGTCGTCGTTGATGAACGCGGCGAAGACGGGCGCGTTCATGCGCATCAGCGGCAGCGTGCCCATGCGCTGGGGCAGCGCGATGTGCGTCATCAGCCCGTCCAGCGCCGGCTCGTGATACTTCACCGGGATGCCGCGCTTGTGACTGAAGATCCTGCCCTCGCTCATCATCCGGATCGTTGCGTCGCCGTGAGCGATGGGCTCGCCCGGCTGACGCTCGCGGCGCAGGTTGCCGATGCGGATGCGGATCTGCCAACACTGGCTGCGCTGGTACGGGTGGTCATCGTCGTAGCGGTAGCCCACGTTGACCGCCATGTTGCCACGCTGGTTGAAGCTCCAGCCGCAGTTTGAGCTGAAGCCGCTGAGCTGGTAGAAGGGCACCACCTGCTCAGGCGTGAGCAGCTGCAGCGCCGTGCCGTCAGCCACGCGTCGGTCGATCTCCGCCTTGCTGGGCATGGGTTCACCCGAGGGGACGCCGCCCAGCTCCTCGACGATCTTGGCCACAGCCTGGTACTTGCTGTTGCGGTACCGCTCAGCGAAGCCGTCAGCCGTGGTGCCGCGCACCATCGGCAGGGGGATGGCGACCAGCCCTTTGCCGGAGCTGATCTCGAGCAGCCAGCGCGTGCCGTCGCCCGCCGTGTAGACGCCGTGCGTGCGGTTGAACTTGTAGTCGTAGTGGATCTGGACGCCCTTGGCGGCGACCTTCTTCATGTAGTCGGAGGGCTTCTCCAGCTCTGCATCCGACTGCGCGAAGATGGCCGGGTCCACCCGGCCGAAGCCCAGGAGTGCCTGCACCACCTTACCCATGGCGCCTGAGTAGAGGCTCGAGCGAGCGCGCTGGTACTGGGTCAGCACGATGCGCGACGGCGGCTTCGGCTTCCACTCCTCGAACCCGTCTGGCACCTCGACGGCCAGTCGCTCGCTCTGCTGGAGCCCAGGCCGCATCTGCACGTGCTCGGCATACTTGGTCGTCGGCGACCACTCGACGAGGTACTTGCGCTCCTTGCGCTCGCCGTTGGCGTCGACGTACTCCTCGGAGAGCAGACGCCCGTCCCAGATCGCACCTGACATGATGTCCAGCTCGGGCGTGCCCTCACCTTTGCCGGTGTAGTGCGGGTAGGAAACCTCAGATGTGCCGGCGCTGACAATCACGCCCTGCACGCTGCCAGCCACAACCGCGTACAGGAAGTCGTCCGGGGTCGGGTTGGCGTGCATGGAGAACGACGGCACACCTGAAGTCTCGCAGAAGGCCCTGACACGAGAAAGGAGCTGCAGCGCTTGAGGCAGCAGCTCCTGTGCTCGGGTCACGTCCCCGTCCAGCTGGACGGAGACGTTCGACGCGGGTGAGTGGCTCACGCCGTCACCAGCTGCACCCGATAGCCCATGCTCAGCACGTCACCGTTGTAGAGCGTGCGGGGCTGGGTGAACTTGGTCGCGGACATGATCTTGCCCGTCACCGCGCCCTTGGTGGGCTCGCTCACCATGGCCACGCCGTGGATCGTCACGGTGCTCTGGGTGGCGAAGGTGAAGGTGGCCTTGTCCTGCAGGTTGTCGATCGACACGCCGTTGACCGGGCCCGGCTTCCACTGGGGCCGCGTGGTCTCGGTGTAGCCCTCGGTGTTGGACACCAGCTCGCCGGCAGCAGCCACGAAGTTGGCAGCGGTCAGCGTTGCCGTCGGGGTGTAGTTGCTGGTGTAGGGGGCCAGGTACCACTTGGTGATGGCGGTGCCGCCAGCCAGGCCGGTCAGCAGCAGGTAGGCCATGCCCTCGTCAGGCAGCAGGTTGTGGTCCACCACCTCGTCTTCGCCGTTGACGCTGTGGAAGTAGGTGCCTTGCAGGAAGGCCTTGGCTTTGGGGAAGTACAGGCCGCTGCCCGTCTTCTCGAACTTGTTCACTTCGACGGCACGGACGAACTCGCGCGCGTACTTTGCCAGTTCAGGCATGATCACCTCACGGAAGGAGTTGAGAGTCCTCGGCGGACCCTACCGCCGAAAGCCCTGATTTTACAAGAGAAACGACCTGCTTGACACCGTCGCGCATGACGAACGAGCTACGCCCTGCACCGCGCGCGACCCGCAGCCGGTCGGCGTTGAGCGGCACCACGTCGCCACCCGCCTTGCCCGCCCGGTAGCCCTCGGCCGTCAGCCACACCACCACCGGGGTGTTGCTCTCGACGACCTGCAGATTGAACGCCGTGGCCTCCACCAGCACCCCGCTGCGCTCCAGCGCCACCGCACTGTTGACCAACCGCGGCTGCAGCTGCCCGGCGTCACGTCCGGACAGGAACCACACCCCCCGCTGGTCGCCCACGTAGACCCCGTCATGCACCGCCATGAGCAGCGTGATCCGCCCCGTCATCTCGATGTAGCCGTGGGCCAGCGAGTTCAGGTGCGGGCGCATGGCCTCGGAGAACCAGAGGGTCGACCCCTCAGCCACGTAGAGGCGGCCGGCATGACCAGCCACCAGCTGCCCGCCCGGCATGGGGCGCAGCTGCCGCGTGTCAAGCTCACCACCCTTGGCGCACTCGGCCACCGTGTAGACAGGCAGGCCTGCCGGCGCCTCGATGGCCTGATGCAGGATCTCGCCATTGGTGTCGGTAATGTAGACGCGCACGGCCGGCATGTCAGTGACGATGCCCTCGACAGTGATGCCGCCCTGCGTGACCTCGATGAACTCGACAGGGTTGGCTGCACTCTCCTCGCCCCGGTCATCCACGGCAGTGACACTCACCCCGTAGCGGCCCGCAGGCAAGCTGCCGGGCGATTCTCTAAGCACTTCGTACCAGGTACTGGGTACTCCGACTGCGCGCCCGTTGGAGCGGTCCGTCGGCAGCCAGCCGAGGCCCCGCCGGTGCGCCCAGTAGGTGGCGCCGTTGTACTCGCAGTAGGTGATGGGCTCGGAGGTGGGCAGCTGGGCGATGGGAAAGAGCTGGCGCCCGGCGCCAATCACGCACACCTCCGTGCCGCGGCAGGCGAAGACGATGCCCGTCACCGGGTTGCGCCAGAGTGAGTGGTAGTCGCCCGGCTCGAGCAGGCGGAAACCCGAGCGGCGCTTGAACGCCCCATCGGGGGTGATGTCCACGTTGTCGGCGCGCCGCACGGTACCCGCCTTCATGCGGGTCTCGTGGGTCACGTTGTCGATGCCGAGCTTCGGCAGAGGGAAGGGTGTCGTTCGGCTCATCGCTGGATGACGCGCGGGGCGCCGATGTACTGAGGTGAGGGGAGCGTGACCGCCGGCAGCACCAGCAGGTCGCAGTTGAACGGGTTGCTGACCGCGTGGCTGTCGGAGGCGAAGGCGCCGATGCCGGTGGGCTGCAGGTGCAGGGCGACGGCCGGACGACCGATGTGCTGCGTGAGCGCGCCAGCGGGGCGCACGCGCCGGGCCAGTGTAGCAGACGGCTCGGAGGTGGGCGGGATACCGATGGCCTGCGCCGTGCCGGGGATGACCTGGCGCACGTCGCCGAAGAGGGTGTCGCCAAAGCCCTGGGCGGCCAGGTAGATGCGGCCACGGACGGTGGGTGGAGGTGGTGGCATGCTGCCGATGCCGTAGGTACGGATGCCGCGGTCGATCGGATCCACCGACGGGAAGCCGAAGGCGCTGCTCTCTTGCCCCCAGGGGCGCAGGGCGTCAGCTGGTGGGTCGCGGCGCGTCACCTGCATCGGGCGGACGAAGTCGTCGAAGTTCTCGTCCTCGAGCGAGCAGCTGTTCCAGCCTTCAGGGTGCAGGTGACGGATCCAGTTCTGGACGACATGACCGCCAATGGCGGCTGAGTCGAAGCCGCCGAAGTCGGTGAAGGTGCGGGGCCAACCGAGGGTCGGCGTGCCGAAGGGGTTGAGCGAGCCGGGGAGTTGTGGGTTACCGGTGTGACTGATACCGCGCGGGTAGATCGTGCGGTTCTGGTTCTCGACCCTGTGGCCGCCCACGCCGAGGCTGTCGAAGCCCTCCGGTGCGGCGCCGGGCTGCACCGGGGCTTCATGCTGCCAGACCTGGTGCTCGCCGAAGACCTGCTCGTTGGCGATGCCGTCGTGGTAGTCCCACTTCTCCAGCTCGACATAGTGGGTGCCGCCGCCGACTGTGGGGAAGCCCTCACGCCACGAGAAGAAGCCCTTCGGGGCGATCTCGCGCGCGGCGTTCTCGATGAAGTGGCGACCGAAGTAGTGCTTGTTGCCGACGCGCCCGAAGTCGTGGTGGAGGGGGTCTTCCGGGGTGTCGGCGCCAGCCAGGATGCGGCGGTGGCGGTGGGCCACGTCGGCAAGACCGAACCAGGGGAAGGAGGACCCACCGTCCCAGCCGCGGCCCGACGGGTCATCGGTCCAACGCTCAGGCGTGCCGCGGCCGATTGGAGAGCCGCGGTCTTCAGGCTCGCCGGCGAAGGGCCAGGCGTCACCGGTGGGGGCCCAGATGTAGAAGGGGGACAGGCGAGGCTTACCGAAGGGGGTTTTCTCGCGGGTGACCGGGCGAGGGAAGATCGTGCGCGTGCGGGTGAGCGACGGCACCCCGAAGGTGGAGTCCTCGGTGATGGTCTTCGGGAAGAGCTGGTTGGCAGTGACGCGGTGCCGACCGAAGCTCGGGGGGTCAATCGGCTCCGGGTGGAGGTACTGCGTGGGCAGCCGGGGGTGGCCCATGAGCAGGCTGTCCCAGCCGAAGCCGACCTGCTCGTACCCGCCGTCGGGCTTGCGCTTGAACAGGTCGATGTGCTGCAGGTGGGGCCCCAGCGGGGCGCGCTGCTGCACCGTCGTGAAGCGGTCGAACTTGAGCGAGTGCCAGCCCTTCGGGTTGACCCAGGTGCGGGAGTCACGCACCAGCGGCTCGAACCACAGCTCCTGTTGCCAGCCCTTCGGGTAGACGTAGCTGTCGCGCCGGCGGACCTTGTGCGCCCCCATCTCGTGCGACACCCAGCCCTCGGGGTCGGCGAAGCTGTCGCGCAGCCGGATGTGGGGGAAGCCGTAGGTCGAGCTGGCCGAGTGCTGGCGAGGAATGATCCGATCGCGGTGCAGGCGCAGCGATGGCGTGCCGGCCTCGCCGGTGCGGACCGGCTTGGGGGTGACCGGGTGCGGATTGAGGCGAACGTCCGTGTTCAGGCCGACGCGCACGAAGTCATCGATGGCCCGGTGGAACTGCACGACAGTTCGCACGCCATGGCTCACCCAGTGCTCCGGGATCTCAGGCGCGGCGATCGGCGGGATGAAGCGGATGTGCTGTGCTGCGTCCTTCACCTGATGCCGACCATACGCCGGATCCGTGAAGCCCTTCGGGGCGACGGTCCAGGCGAGGTTGCCGACCGAGGTCCAGCGGTTGAACTGATCCTGCTGTTGCCAGCCGGTGGGGTGCACGTAGCGCACACGGTGCCCCACATGCTGCTCGGGGAAGTCGAGGGAGTCCCAGCCGACGGGCTTGGTCTGGTCGCCGGTGCGTGTCAGGCGGTGGTAGCCCCAGCGCTCCGAGCGCCAACTGGCCGGGCGCAGGAGGAAGTTCTTCGGGTAGACACGGTGCTTGTCCGACACCTCGCTCTCTTCCAGCGCATCCTGCTCGTGGTAGGGGGCGATCGTCTGGTTGCGCAGGCGCAGCGCGTGCTCGCCTACGAGCCCCATCTCGATGCCCTTGTAGTGAACATCGATGACCTGGAACTCATTGACGAGCCGTGGCTGGCCGTAGCGCGTACCGCTGAAGCTCTCCGGCTGCAGCAGCCGCCCGGGCCAGAAGCGTGGCTTGCCCACAGCGCTCGTCGGCTCCCAGACGGGGCGGATCTCGCGCGGTAGGTTGACGTGGTGGTCGCCGACGAGTGAGCCAGCGATGATCGGCACTGGTTGGATCGTGCCGGGGCGTTTCAGGGCGGGCTGGCCGAAGGCAAGCGTGACCTTGCCCTCGACGCGGATGTACTGCACGTCGTAAGCGATTGCAGGCTTACCGGCGACGCCGTCTCCCCACCCTTCAGGTTTGACCCACTGGTCGCGGTACTTGACCTCCGCACGCTTGCTGACGGACGGCTTGTTCTCGAACCCGGAAGCCAGCACGAAGGTGTGGAAGCGCCAGACGTGTGTGTGGAAGCCGTAGTCGCTCGCCCACCAGCTCGCCGGGCGGAGCCACTGCGTCTTCTGCGTGACCTGTTGCTCGTGGCCAAACGCTGTATGCGCCTCGCCCTCCACGGTGATGTACTGACGCCCCAGCCACACCCGCGCGTCCGGGCTCACATAGGAGCTGGCGTAACCGAGGCCGAAGTCCTTCAGCGTCTCTTGCCGGTTCCGGATCTTCGTCCGGTGCATGACCGGGGTGAGCGATTCCCAGCTCGCAGGTCGCAGATACTGACGCGGCTGCTTGCCCTCGATCTCGAAATCGCCCCACTCAGTGAGTTCGACGCCGACGGGGCCTGCGGTCTGCGTACCTTCAATGCGCAGCGCCGGACGCGGGATGGTCCAGGTATTGCCCAGCGATACGAAGGTCAGGTGCTGGGGCGGCGCGCCGCGCACGACCTCGTGCCCCCCGACATCGCCGGGCGGGATGCTCTCAGTGCGGAACCATTGCCCGTTCAGGTGGAACCAGGGGATGCCGCCCTCGCCGTCGAAGGCGGGGAGCGGGTTGACCTTTTGGAGGTGCTTGACGAGGGGGCGCCCGGCTTCGCCTGCACGGATCGGATCGGGTTGCAGCTCGTTGGGCAGGCGGGGGCGGCGGCGCTGCAGCTCTGCCTCGCCGAAGTCTCGCAGCCCCAGCACGCCGCCAGTGAAGCCGACGATGTGCTGCAGCCAATGCGTCAGGATGGGGCGCCCGAACGCCCGGTACACGACGTGACTGGCGCCGACGGGGTTGTCACCCCACGGCCGGTAGGTGCCAAGATCTTCACCGACAGGGCTCACGAATGAGTGGTAGTTGGCGATGATCGCCCGCGTACCATACTCCGCGCTGTCCCACCCCTTCGCCTTGGTGTCCTGCGCCACGTTGCGCACCTCGTGTTGACCGAAGTGCTGTTCGTTCTGCAGCGGCGACTGATAGACGAAGAACTTGCCGGGGACGATCTTGTGTCGCCCGACAACCTCCATCTGCCACCCGAGCGGCCGCACGTAGGTGGAGCCGGAGCGCACGACCGGCTTGCCGTACTGAGCCTCCTGCACGATGGTCACACCGTTGAGCCGCGTCAGCTCGGAGGCCTGACACTCGAGGACGAGCCCATACCCCAAAGGTGCGGTGTACTTACCCTTGGCGCACTCGAGCTGAAGGTTGTAGCCGCTGGGCGGCGTGTAGCGGACGGGCGTGGCCATCCGGTGATTATACCGGGCGTGGCACCGCCTTCACACGGTCGTAGATGACAGCGTTCTGCCCACCATCGAGCGGGTAGGAGACGACAACATACTCCTTCCCTGGCGCGAGCCCGTCGACCTTGTAGACGCCATCCTCACCCGTCTGGGAGGAGCCAATCAGCTGATGCATCCCACCGTCGAGGATCTCCACGCGGCGCCGCGTCGGTACCCCGTTGCAGAGCGTTGTACCGAAGATCACCCCTCCTGCGTCCGGACCCGCCCCACACAGGATCGGGGACAGCACCATTGGTCTCACCGGCGCAGGCGGTGTGTAAGGGTATATCCGGGGGACCGTGGCCGCCTCGAGCATGAGGACGGGCAAAGCGAGCGGCGGCTTGTCTAAGCCAAGCACGAACGCCTCCTCCGCCGTCTCGGCCGGCACATCCATGATGTAGAGGAGCCGCATCTCCGACAACTCTGGGCCGCCCCAGATCTCCAGACGCGCCGGTGTGGGGCGGAGGTTGCGTCTCCGCCCGCGCATCTCCGCAAAGCCGCGAGGTGTTGGGAACTCAACCCATGCGACACCTGTATCCGCCCCGCTTGGGTAGAAGTACCCTTGTTGCCCAGACCATTGAGCCGGCTGTGTGGCAGCGGCTCCACCTTGAGTATGCGCGAAGACGAGGTCAGATAGGCGCGGGACGCTTCCCCCGCGCAGCGCCCACACGCGACACGCTGTCAACGCCATGGTCCAGTGATGTCGATGAACCACCGGTCCCGTCCAAGGCCCCCACCCCCTACTGCGATGAAAGCGTGACCGTCTAGCCCGGGAACCCCTGTCAGCACCTGGTTGGTGGGGTAGTCGGAACCTCGATACACCCCAGGCACGCGCCCCCATAGCGCCGCCGTGCTGCTCACATACGTCGGCGAAAGCACGACACCACCCTGCACACCAACGGGGTAGTCGGACTGCTCAGCATTGGCGTCAGCACCCCACACGTTGCACCAGACCCCGGTAGGTCGGAACTGCCCAAGTTTAGTGCGACTCACATTCATACCAGGGTCGGTGTTGCGCCCGTCACCAAGGCGACTGTTGAACTCCGCCCCGCTGTGCCAACTGGAGGCATACCCGTAAGGGGCGTAGGACAGTAGCGTGTGCCCTGGAATCGCAGGGTTGAAACTCTCGAACTTCCCGAAGATCCCTAGGGTCGACGAGCCCGAGAAGCCCGCATCGCGTGGGTGCAACGCGACCCCGGAAACCCCGGTGATTGTCAGGAACAGCTGATCGTCCCCAACCACTGCCCAGAAGCGCGGTACAGATTCGAGCCCACCCCACCAGCTCTTGGACTCGGTCGAGGACTCCGACGAGTACCACTCGTTCACCGGCTGCCCGTTGGCCCACCCCTCGCACCCGCGGATCTCGATCCGCTGATCGCCCCGCTTGAGGAACTGGAAGTAGTACTGCCCGCCGGGCGCCTTGGAGTGGAGCACCAGCACCGTCTCATTCTCGTAGGTGATCTCCCACCCGACCGGCGCCTGTTTCACCTTCATCGCGCCCGTCGTGGTGGGGGGCAGCTTGTTGTCCACGCTGCACACCACCTCTTGGCCTCGCACCCGCAGCACGCGCATGTCCACGTTGAACCGCGCGTCGGCAGCGCCGGACAGGGAGAGCACCTGCCACTGCCCGAAGCCATGATTGTCCGGAAGCGTGAGCGTCAGTTCCCCTGTCTGATGAGCCACGCGGGTGACGTTCACCTCGTTGAAACCATTGATGAAGACACCCTTGATCCACGCAACAAGGGTGGCCCAGTCGCTCGGAGCGGGGGGAACCCCCTTGTCCGAGCTGCGGATGAACTTGACGCTCGCGCTGATCACAGTTTGAAGATCTTGTTGTTGCCGTTGTCCCAGGTGACGATGATGTCGCCGCCGTTCGGCACGATGGGCAGGCCCGTCGCCGTGTCGATCCACGCGATCAGGTTGCCGTTGGTCTCCGGCACACCCTGCTTGTAGATCAGCAGCGCCTCGACGGAGTCGCCCGACACAGACTGGAACGTCACGTCGTCCGCGTCAGCGGCACCGCCGTCGGTCTTCTTGTTCGTCAGTTGGACCGGCGAACCCACGACGGCAGCCTGGTACGTGCCGTACTGGGTGTGCGCGGCCAGGTTGACCGAGATCTTGCCCGCATCAATCAGTGCGACGTAAATCGGGTCGGTTTTCCAGTTCAGACCGCCTTCCAGAAACAGCTGGCGGG